ATTCAAGTCGGCCAGGTCCGGTTTCATCCGACGTACTCCCACTTCGATCCCGATTTACGTTGGGGCTTGAGCGTGCGGGCCGACAAGCCGCAAATCGAGAATCGAACGGCCTTCGGCGTGTCGACGATCTATCCACGCGGCACCACGCTCTGGGGACACGAGGCCGACATTCTGCTCACCGACGAAATGCGGGCCGCGCTCGAAACGCACTGGTACGACGTTGAGGGCAGTGCCCGTCCGTGGGTCATCGTGCCGTCGGGGCCAATTCGCGCCGACCGGTGCTATCTCGTGCGGTACGCCATGACGGATGAATCGGTGCGCTGGGATCGCCCGGAAATCACGGCGCAACGGCTGCAATTCCAGGAAGTCGGGCGTGGCCTGCGGCCCGGCGTGTAGGGGAGACAACATGGCGCTGATGTTTATGGAATCGTGGGATCACAATGTCACGGCCGACGTGTTGGGCAAGTGGACGTCGAATCAGATCACCGGGTCGGGCGGCGACGTGAGCGGGATCGTGGCGGCCGTCGGGCGGCGCGGCAGTAGCGGGTTGCGGATCAAGACGGGCGGCAGCGGCAACGACTACACGAAGTCGTACAACAAAGTGCTCTTCCCATCGCACACGAAGATGGTGACGGGGTTTGCCTTCAAGGCGAATACCTTCAGCGGCTACGACACGAATGGCAACCCGGATTCGGCCGGGTCGCTGAACGGGCAAGGCCCGAATGTCTTCGCCGTGCGGAACAATTCCGTCACGCAGTGCTCGCTCTTTCTGAATTCCAACGGGACGATCAGCGTCAATCGGCAAAACGCCGGATCACCGGTCACGCTCGGCACGACGGCGGGCACGCTCATCGCGAGCGCCTTCACCCATATCGAAGTGGCGATCACGAGTCACGCGTCAGCGGGGGTCGTGATCGTACGCTTCGACGGCGTCGAGGTGTTGAATGTTACGGGCGTCAACACGATAGGTGCCGGAGCCACCGTCGGCTGGAATGAGATTCGCCTCGGGCATTTCGGGCCAAGTGGCAATAGTTTTACCGGCGAATGGGTGTACGACGACCTGTATGTGTGCGACGGCTCGGGCTCGGCGCCGTGGAATACGTTTCTCGGCGACTGTCGCGTGGACCCGACGCTGGCGATTGCGGTCGGTGCCTCGTCTGGATGGACGCCGTCAGCGGGCGCGAATTGGCAGTGCGTCGACGACGTGACGCCGAACGGCGACACCGACTTCACGTCCGCGCTCCCAGCAGGGCTCACCGACACGTTCGTCTTTCAAGATGCGCCCGTGGTCGGCGGGACCATTATGGGCATTCAGCACTGCCTGTACATGAAAAAGACCGACACCGGGATCTGTACGGTGGCGCCGGTCGTGCGCCACGGCGGCGCGGACTTTGTCGGGAGCGATCTTCCGCCGGGCACTTCGTACGGCTATGGCTTGGCCGTGCAGAGCGTCAATCCTGGCACCGGGGCGGCGTGGACGGAGACTGGGTTCAACGCCGCCGAATTCGGCTATCGCAAGACAAGCTGACGCCGTGCCGTTCACGCGACTGTACCTTGGCGCGAACACGCCGTCCTACACACCCGCGACCGTGCGTGGGGCGTGGGACGACATCGCCGGAGCGGTCACGCGGGCGCTCGTTCAAACCAAAATCGACGGCGACTTCATCACTTCGATCACGCGGACCGAAACGAGTGCGAGTTCCGAGTGGGACGTGCTGCTCTATCGTGGCGTGTCGGCGCCGTTGGCGGCGCAAACGATCAGCGGCACGCTCGACCTGGTCGTGGGCGTCGACGTCGACAACGCGGCGGCCGACTTCTGCTGGCACGTCCATCTCTACGTCACGCAAGGCGACACCGACACGCCACGTGGCACGCTCCTGAACGATTACGTCGAGGTACTCGCACAGGAGTGGCCCGCGACCGATGCCGGGAAAGCCCTGCTCGAACCGCAGCCGCTCACGCCGCTCGCCATCTCGGCGGGGGATCGCCTCGTCGTCGAATTGGGGTACATCGCCCGCAACACCTCGACGGCTAGTCGCGCCGGGGAAATCTATTACGGGACGAAAGACCCGGCGACCTTCGCGCCAGGCGGTGATCTAACAGCGGGCAGTCTGACGCCGGGCACGCAGGCCGGGTTCCTGAATTTCTCGGCGTCGATTACCGAAATTTCGCCGCTCTCGGCTCGCGTCACGCACGACGTCGTTGAAGTGTTGACGTGGTATCCCGCTCCGGCCCGCATCACGCAGGCGGTCATCGAAGTGCTGACCGGCCCGCTCGTGAGCAGCATGGTCACGCAACACGTGATCGAAGTGCTGACCTTCGTGCCGGAAGTCGAACAGCGATTCCAAGATGGCGGTGTCTCGCACCCGCTGACCTGGATCACGCTCACGAAAAAAGACGGGGTGAAGTGTGCCTACGCCGAAGTGGACTTGAACGACCCGCCGCAGTACTACGACGGCTACAAGCGCCCGCGTGTCGAACGCTTCCACACGATTGCCCGTGGCCTGTCGGATCGGGACGGGCAGGTCGAACACATGAGCTTCGGCGCCCTATTGAGCGACATCGCGACCGACCGCTTCGATACCCATCGGGAATTCCGCGCCATGCTCGCCGACGCGGTGAATAAGTACCTGACGAATCGCCCGCTGGAAGTGTGGTTCGTCGACGACACCGAACGCCGCGTGCTCGGCCTGCCGCGTCTCGCGGCCCTCGGGTTCGTCAACGACTATGCGCCGACGGCGGATCTGCACTTCGAGCTGAAGGGCGCCGACTGGCTCAAAAAGAAATTCAGCCGCAAGCGGCGAGCGCAGCAGGGCTGGCAGCCGTTGATCACGGTGGCGGATTTCCCGGCGTGTCCTATCGAGACGCTCGAGACGCCCGCGCCGATCATCTACGGGTCGCTCGGCCTGACCGGCGTGGACGCCAGCGCCGTCGTCGGCGTGACGGTCACGGTCGGGCCGCAGCCGGTGGCGGCCCCGGCGAACTTCGATCTGGAGTTGCGGACCGGCGGCAAAACCGCAGGCGTGACGCGGTACTACACCATGTCGGCGTACGTGGGCGGAGTGGAAACCGATCAGACGCCAGTCCTCGCGGAACGCACGACGAACACGATGAGGACGATTCGCGTGAATTGGGACGCGGTGCCGGGCGCGGAGTTCTATCGCATCTACTCGTCGCATCGCTCGGACTTTTTGCAAGGGGCGTTGTTGGACGTCGACAGCTCCGTCACGCAGTACGACGACACGACGGTCCTGCCGAACGAAAACCGGGAATGGATCACCGACACCAATTGGCTGCTGATGCTGCGCCAGAATTTCCAATACTTGGTCTATGCGAATCTCGGCGGCGGCGTCTTTAGTGCGCCGGGAATTGGGGGCGTGGTGATCACGCCGATTGCAGATCGGCGGGAAGTGCCATCCACGCGGATTCAGCGCAACATCACCATCTCATGGACCGCGCACCCCGGTGCCGTCGACGGCTATCGCATCATCCGGCGGCGGTCGTACTACTCGGATTGGGACGCGGAGTACAACCGCCAGTGGGACGTCGCCGCAGGCGTGTTGAGCGTGAACGATGACAACGTCGTCATCACCCCGGTGACGGTGCCGACGGGTGACCTCGTCGCGGTCGAGGCGGCGGGACAGGCCAAGGCGATCTTCGTCGGCCAAGGTACGTATGGCACGACGCCGATCACCGTCTCGGCGTTCCTCGTGGCACGGCATGCCTGCGCCCGCGTCGGCAACATCTACATCCCCACCACGACCGACGCCGGGGACGGGGAAACGAAGACCACGTATGCGCCGGTACCGGATGCCGCCTTCGGCGTCACGTGGTTTGCGCCCGATCATCCGGGCTGGATCTATCCGACCAAGTACGTCGCGATCAACGGCCAGTGGTTTACGTTGATCTTCACTACGGTCGAACCCGCGCCGGACCCCGTCTTCGTCGACGTCGATGGCGTCGAGACGGCGGCCGACGGCACGGGCACGCTCATCCGGTCCATCGTCGACCAACGACTACACTTCATGGTGAATTTCGTGGCGCCCGATACGCCGTGGCTGGCGGGTGCCTATCTGACGGCGGGCGACACCGTCTTCCCCCAGCTCCCGGCGATCCCGCTGGTCGACGAAGCATCACACGCGGCGGTGAAGGCGGCGCTCGCGGCGCGACTCGGCGGGAGCGACTACGAAGGCGCCACCATCATCGGCGCGGGCGGCGAATTCGTGACGGCGGTCGACGCACTGGCCCGGTTCCAGCAGAGCGGCGACTTCGACCAAACCTTTAATCGCAAAGGGCAGGACAGCGTGTCGTGCGAGCCCATCGCTGCGTCCGAGAACCTTGCGACGATCACCGACGTGCTGAATGTGCGGGAGAGCTCGTTCAACCTGGTCGATCAAGTCCAGTCGGCGTTTTTCAACATCCTGCCGTACGTGCATTCTCGCGACTACACCGGGCGTGAGCAGGGCGGCTGGTACGGCAAGGGCGAAGTCCGGTCCAACGAATCGATTGCCAATTACGATCAAGAGCGTGAGTCGCCGAAGTTCGAACTGCATGCGCTCCGTGGCAACACCGCGCAGGGACGGGCGACGATCACCGACGTGATGGCGCGGAAGCTGGCGCGGTTCCAAGACCCGCGCCGGATTGGCTCGTTGCAATTGCCGTTCGCCGGCCTCAATTTCGAACCCGGCGAGACGGCGGCGATCACGCATCTCGAGGGCGTCGGCGCCGACGGCTGGGTCGGGCGCGAAGTGCGCTTCACCCGGCACGAAGTCGAGCCGACGGCCGGGATCGTGCGTCTCGATTTCTACGACCTGACAGCGGTGCTCGAAAACCACGCCGCGCTGCTTCGACGTCGACAACCACAACAGGAGGGAGACTCTCATGGCAAACAACCCGACACCGCCGAGACGCGAGTCGCCGACCGACCCGCCGCCGCCGACCCCGACGCACCCCATCGCGGAACCACCCGACCGACCCGACCGGCCGGGACGACCCGACCAGCCGCCGACGCCGGAGCATCCCATCGGCGACGGCGATCCGGGGAGCCCAGGTCGACCGACGCCCCGCCGCGAGTAACGCGAGTCGTCACGGAGAAGGAGAGGCGGCGGCGCAAGCCGCCGCCCTCAGATGCGTAGGCTGGCCGTCGTCGTCATGGTGCTGGTGGCGAGCGGCTGCGTCCCGCGCCCGTGGAATTTGCGAGCCTTCCCGAAGTGCGCCGACGGCTTGCCGATTGAAATCTTGCAAGACCCCGCCTGTCCGCCCGACGGCGTGTGCGGCTACTCGTGTCTGCCCGGTCGGTGGGGACTGGCGGCACCTGACCCGACGGAGATACACTGGCGCGTCGGGGTGATGGTGGCTGAGAGGCTGAAGGCAACCAGTGCCGCGCTGGTCGGCGGGCAACGGACGCGGACGTCCCGCCGCAAGGGTTCGAATCCCTTCCATACCCCAACAACGGGCTCGGGACAGGGTGACAAGGAAAAACATTTGGCACCCCAACGCGCTGTGCGTTTTTGCTAAGGATTTAAGCGATTGAGCTCTTACCTGTGGGCTCATAACCCAAAGGTCGGGGGTTCAAATCCCCCCCCCGCAACCACCTTCCACAAGCGCGAAATCAGCAAAAACATTAGGCAATCTGCCACGTGCCCCCTGTCGGCGCGGTCGTCGACCGCTCGCGGGGTGCCAAATCCGGTCCGCGTTTTGTTGTCTCCGATTGCCTTTGATTTCGTCTGATTGTCTTTTCGATTTGGCACCCCATTTGGCACCCCGACCGGTCGTGTCAGGTCTCGCCTGACACGTCGACGACGACCGGTCGGGACCGTCTCGGGACCGGGTCTCGCGACCGACCGGGCCAGCAGGTCGCCAGACCGACGACCCACCCGACCGGTCTCGACGGTCGACCGACCGGTCCCAGACGTGGCAGGCGGTCAGCTAGACCGGTCGGCAGGTCGTTTTCGTGACCGGTCGGTCCGACGGTCGCGGGAAGACCGTGGGACGGTCGGTCGGGAGACCGGTCTCGACAGGTCGACCGGTCGACGGGTCGACCGCCAGCCGGTCAGCCAGACCGGTCGGCGCGGTCGTCTCGCGAAGGGGTCAGGCGAAGGGGGAAAATAGGGGGGACCAGAACGGCCCCCCCGTTGGGCTACGGCAGTCGGGCCAACACGCGCACCATGATGGCGAATTGCAGCCAGAACAGGCCGACCGACAAGGCCAACACGACGCCGAGCATCCACTTCAGGACGACGAGGTCGTGCTCGATCTTGTCGGTCATCGCAGGAGCGCCACGATTCCGGCGTAGATGGCGGTGAGCGCGATCATCAGGGTGATCATCGCCCGTGTCTGGGCGGCGAACTCGCGGTGCATTTCCGCCCGGAGTTCGTGCAGGTCCGTCTTGGTCCCCGCCCGCAGCTCGTGCAAGTCTGCCTTCGTCGTCAGCGGGACGATGTCGGCCTTCGTGACCAGCAGCATCGCCAACGCGTGCGCCGGTTCTGAGGGCATGCCCGCCGTCTTCAAGTGTTCGTAAAGTTCCACGCTCATATCGTCTCTCCAAGTTTAACTGCAGTCAATCTTCGCTGCGATTATTGAACCGACGAATTACAATCCTTCCCATCGAGGGCGTGAGAGATCCAGTGGCATGCTCATTTCGTCTCTGCCTGTTCTGCGCGAACTCGCGCAATGTCGTACGCCATTTGCCGTTTCAGGAGCGACTCCATCGAGACGCCCCATGTCTTCTCAATCCGCCACGCCATTTCGGGTGACAGGTTCGTCACGCCGGTGATGACGCTCGACCACGACTGCCGCGACACGCCGAGCTCGACGGCGGCGGCCTTCACGGTCAGTCCACGCGGGGTCAGAATCTTGGCGCGAAGGTACGCGCCCGGATGTTCGACGTTCAGCTCGGCGGTGATCTGTTTGGCTCGGGCGTGCGCCGTCGCCTGCCATGCGGTCGACTGACCTTTCGGCACGTCGACCTTCGCGGTCGGTTTCTTCGGCGTCATCGTCGCCCCCTTTGCGGCCCGTACGACCGTTCACAGTCGGCGCAGCCGGTGCGAGCGCACGCGGGACTGTCCGTGCATTCCGAACGAACGGCACGAACGGCAACGACCGCCGTCTCGATGTCGTACTGCGTCAACGCCAACGAAATGTCCTGAATCGCATCGGCGCAACTGTTCAATTCCCGCCACTCGCCCTGTTCGTCTTTCAGAATCGTTCGCACGTCGGCGATAAATCGCGCCGCGAGCACGATGTCGCGCATAGTCGTCATCGGTCGTCTCCCTTTCGTGATGTCGTTTCGTCTGGTCATCGGCGCCCCCGTTTCGGCGTGCGGATTTCCTTGTCGTGATAGTGGGCCTCTTGGCAGACGGACCGACCGCAGGTCACCGAGTACCCGGCCGGTCGCCGTTCGCCGCAGTACCGGCACCGTCCCTCGGACGGCTGCAGGTCGATCTTCAATTGCTGTTCGGTGTGGTTCGTGGTCGTCATCGTGTCGTCTCCTTCCAGAAGGTCACGTCGGTAAAGTCGGTCGTCTGCGCGACGGCGTAGGCGAAGCCCCACCGTCGCAGTTCGGCGAGAAAGGCCGCGAGACTCGCGGGCGTCGATGTTCGCGGGGAAGTGGGTCGTGTTTGTGATAGTCATCGGCGAATCTCGTGCGCCCATTCACAGGCGGAACAGAACGCGACCGCGAAGGTCTGACGCGGTCGTGTCGTGAAGGGGAACGTGCCGTCGTCGTTGGCGACGACGAACGGAGTCACGTAGACGTCCTCGGTCATCACGTCGCATTGAATGTCGATGGCGCCCCCGCAGTCCGGGCAGGCGACGTCGTCGACGTGGTCGTGAGTCGTGATCGTCGTGGTCATCGCCAGTCTCCTGTCCGAAGGAACGCGACGTCGTCGGCGACGAGAACATCCCGGCCGATGTACTGGCCGGGATAGTCTTCGAAGAGGGGATCGGGATCGTCGTCGTCGTCGACGCGGGGGTCGCCGTCGTCGAAGTCGGGTTCGTCGTCGACGACAACGGCGGGCGCGAACACGTCGCGGCCTTCGTCGTCGACCAAGATGAGAATGCAGTCGACGGTTGTGAGTGTCATTACTTGCCGCCTTTCGTGGTCGTCGTCGAGACCGACTTGTGCGCGTTTTCGCGTTCGTAGATACGGGCGATCAATTCAATCGGGGACGTCATTAACGGCCCCCGTCCACGCGATAGAGCGCCGACATCGGGACGCGGTCGTAAACGTGGCCGGGGTTGTGGTCGTCGAACATGACGGAGACGGTCGTCGGGTTTTCCTTGACGACCGTGCCGACGAAGCCGCGATAGATGACGCGGGCGCCGACGGGCCAGTAATATTTGGCATCCCAATCCACGGTCGTGAAGGTCGACGTGCCGTCTTCGCGCTGTCTCTGTCTCGTTTCGTTCGTGTTCATCGCGTGTTCCTTTGTTTAAGTGCGTCGGTCGTTCATCGACCGAACAAGACAAGTGTAAGGCGACACTTGACACGGTGTCAAGCTAGGTAAAACCTTCAAGGATTTCGTGGGTTTTCAGGTCGGCTGACCGGTCGTCGAGACCGTGGGGAGACGGTCGGTCCCCGGTCATCTCTATAGGCGGTCGGTCGGTCTCGACGCGTCGACCGGTCACGGGAGACCGGTCGGCGGTCGTAGGTCTGGTCTATCGGTCGGTCGTGTCGTCGGTCGGTCGTCGGTTCGTTCGTGGTCTCGGCGCCCGGCACTGAGCCGTCGAATTCGCCGACATGGTGCGGCCAGGGCGCCGGGTTTTCGGCATCAAAATAATTTGCATCAGTGTCTTGTGGAGTCGCCGAGTTCGTCGCCGAGTTCCACGGCGGCGGCGGCGATCCTGCCGTCGATCATCCGTTCCAACAGCGTGACCTGCGTCCGATAGAACTCCGCCCGCGCCACCATCATCCGGCGGAGATACTCGGTGCCGATCCACAGGCCGAGAACAAAGGCCAGCGAGCAGGCCCGCCAGCTCGCCGCCTGCCAATCGCCGTCCACCATGCCGACCACGCCGCCGACAATGTTGACCATGACGGCGGCGGCGAACATCGCGTGCGAGGCGATCTGTTTGTTCATCGTCTCTCCGTCAGGATGGCGTCGATGATGGCGAGACGCCCCTCGCAGAACGCGATAGTTGCCAGCGTGACGCCGCGCTGCCGTTGGTCGGCCGCAAAGGCACGGCGCAGTCGAAGTAATTGGTCCGTCGTCCACGTGCGATAGAGCGCGATGACGTCGGCATCGCGCACCGGGGGCGTGGCTCGCGGACGTGTCACGACCAGCCTTGCGGGCCACAGGCGCAGCCGACGACCATGCAGGCGCCGCCGAGTCCGACGTGCTGCGAGGCGCGATGGCCGCAGCCGCGTGTGCGGCACAGGCAGTCGGGGATCGGCTCGGACGTCAGACCGCTCTCGAGACCGAACGTGTAACACGCCATCGCGTCCGGGCAGATCACACGAAACCGCCGACCGTCGTCGTCGTATTCGACGGGCAGATCCATCCGGGCGGCGGCGGCCAGCACACGACGCCGCCGGTCGTCATCGACCAGGTCGAACGGGACGACGAACAACGTCGTCACGACGGCGCCCCCGAGCTCGGCGGCACGGACACGAAGATCGTGGCATAGGGATCGTGGACGTCGCCCGGTTTGCGCATCTCGGCGCTCACGTCGACGTCGGCAGGATAGGGCCAGTCCCAGATCGCGATGTTGCCACGTACGACGTACGGGCGATGCTTCAGCAGGCGCCAGTCTCGCGTCCCGATCTGCGCCATCAGGCAATCCTTTTTCGTGGCGGTCGTCTCGCCGAGGGCGTGCAGGAAGGCGTCGAAGACGCACACGAAGCCGAACACCGGGTGCGTCTGCGCCAGGAATTTCAGCACGGCGATCCGATCTTCGCGGTGAGTCGCGGTCGTCAGCAGGATGCCGTCGGTCAAGAGCACGCTCAGGAAAATCGGCAACGTCTTGCGCGGCTTCTGTTCGCGCATGCGCATGGCGGATTTGAGCGCCGACTCGGCGAGCGCCTTGAGTTCGTCGTCGGTCACCGGGTATCGCGTCTCGTCCTGCACCACATGGAGCGCCAGCAAACCTGGCCGCAATTGGTCTGACGGCGGTGTGCTCTGACGCACATGGGCGTCGAAGGCGCGAATCTGCTCGGGCGTCCACAGCGCCTGCGGCTTGTTGATGCGGATTTCAAACCCGGCGGCGTAGTCTTGCTTCTCGACGTGGGCAATCAAGGCCTTCCGGTACGCGTGTGCGTCTTCGTCTGACCGCCGTTTGCGGAAGCCGTAGGTCAGGGCGCCGGGGAATAGATCGTCGGTCATCGCGCCGTCTCTCCAAACTGCGCCGCAACCTTGCCCAGAATCCGCTCACTCTTCCCGCACAATGTGAGATACGCAGGCTTCCACGGTCCGTAGTTTCCGCTCAGGCGGTTCTCACGGAGAATGTCCCGCAGGGTGTACCGCGTCGACTCTTCGACGCGCTTCGCCTCGTAGTACTCGGCCCGCGCCACGGCGTAGTAGAGACGCTGGCCGTCGACGAGGCCGGCGTCCCACACCTTTCCGAGCTCTTCGACCCACGCGTGGGCGTACCGCGTGCCGTCGTCACCGACGCAGATGCCGTGTACCAACACAATCGACCAGTCGTGGCGCACGAGCGTCGGCGTCTCTTTCACGCGGGCTTCGATCAATTCCAGCGCGTCGTCGAAGCACCGATACGTCGGCAGAATGTCGGTCATGCGTCCCCCCGGCGAATGCCGTCGAGCACGGCGGTCGCGTGGTGATCGCCGAAGTACGCCCGGACATGCTCGATGAAGACCTGCCCCGACCGAGCCGCCGCCCCATTCGCGCCCGGATGCCGCAAGGCGAGCTGCAGCAGGCCGACCAATTGAAAGGCCGAAATCGGACGGAGCACCATCGTCAGCGGCGTTTCGCAGTGCGCCAGTTCTTCCGCCATCGCGGCGATCAATTCGTCATCAGTCATGCGTCGATCCCATCAATCCACCAGACATGCCCGCCGCCAAGGCAGCGGTACTGGTAATCCTCAAATGCGCCATCGTGTGATTCCCACGTGCGAACTTCGACCGGATGTCCACACGGCAATCCACTCACGGGCACGATCTTCGGACACCTAGCCAGCACGGCGCGGACCGGCTGCCACTCGCTGAACGTGCCTTCGTCGTCGGCGTACTGCCGCGTGTGCGTCATTGCCGCCCTCGCGGGTACTGCACCGTCGCTGGATCAATTCGGAGGTAGATGCCATCGGTCGTCACGGCGCCGCAGTCGCAGCAGCGTTCCGGGTCGGGATCGCGTAGCACAATCGGGTCGCCGTCGGGCACGCGGGCCGCGTAACACGCGGCACAAATAGCCTGCGTCCATGTCATGCCTGTTGACTCCCAAGGCGGTCTTCGTGGAACACGTGACAGGCGCCGCAGTACCGCTCAGTCACATCCTTCGGATGAAACGATGTGCGGTCGCAGGCGTGGCACCGAATGCCGAGCACGAGGCGCGACCGCTCTTCGACGACGACCAGGTCGTACCCGATGCCGTACTTCAGCACGCCGGGTTTCGGGTTAGGCGTGGGCATGGCGCTCAGGGATGACCTGCGCGATACGCGACAGGGCATCAGCGATGGTCGGCCATTCCTGTTCATCGAACGTCAGCGTGCCGCACAGGCCCATCGTGAACACGCGGCAATGGACATGGGCGCCGCGCCGTTCAAAGTAGACGCGAATGCCGCCGGTCATGCCTTCTGCCGCCGTTCGTTGTCTTCGATCCAGCCTTTGACGGCGTCGATCATCCCGGCCCGTTCACTATTCGAAATCCAGAACACCGCGCCCGCCCCCTTCGGCGCGGCTTCGTTTACCCCGAAGGGCACAAGGAACAATCCCCAGCCCCAGCCGTCGGGCGTGCGTTCGTCAATCAGCGCCGCGAGTGTTCGCAGGGCACGCTCGATCTCCGGGCTCCGTACCTGATACCGTTCGTCGGGTGGTAGGTTCATTGGTCCCCTTCGCCGCTAACGCGGCATCAAGCGTGGCCTGATATTCGTCGGCGCTCAGACAGTCCGCCGGGCGTTCGTCTCGAGGCCACGGGCGCTGCACGCTGTTCTCCCACTTGCCGTCGCCGACGAGACGCGTCTGGAAGCCGAACGGCAGGCGGAATTCCTGAAACACGAACAGATGATATTGATTCGCGGCGTCGACGAGCTTCGACTCGGCGGGGAAGACCTCGACGGCATCGCACTCGGGTCCGCAGATTTCATTCTTGATGCGCTGCATATCGCGCCAGTCATGGTGCGCCTGTTTGTCGTGGACTTTGAACGACAGGTGCGCGACCGTGCCGAACGGCTGGACTTCCTCGCGAATGTAGACCGTCACCTGATACCGCGAATTGCGGAAGATGGCGGCGGGCCGCTTGTCGAGCACGACGCTCGGGTCATCGGCGTCGGGAATCTTGCACGGTTCGAACGGCGTCCACGGCACCTTCGACCAGTTCGTGCGCTTGCGTTTCATTTCCGTTTGACCTTCAGCCGGTCGACGTCGACGAATTGGACGGCGCCCAGCCGCTGCGCGAGCTGCCCGGCGGTGAAGTGATCCTTGTGCCGGTCCCAGAAGCCGCGACAACAGACGCCGCTCCGATTGGACGCGTGATGGCAGATGCGGAATTTGGCGAAGTAGCCGTCCATGTAGGGATCGGCAATCTGCCGTTCCAATTCGGCCAGGTCGAGCGGCGAATCCGGCCGATAGATGCACGTGGCGCACTGTTTCGCTTGGACTTTCAACATGACGTCAGCGCCAGCAATTCGATGGTCTTCTCGGTGACGTGCAGGCCGACGCCGGTTAGGCCCGGTACCTTGAGTACCGCCTCGAAATCGCCGAGCTGCAACGGCTCGCTGAAATCGTCGCCGCCCACGGCGTCCTTGCAGCGGTGCCACAGGTCGCCCCGGTCGGTCGACGTGCGCGGGTCGTAGCCGTCAGCATAGGCCACGAAGAGCGACAGCGGCGTCGTCTGGACAATGTCCTGTGGGTCGCCGTTCGACATCAGATAGATGCCTTCGTCTTTCACAAACATCACGCTCGGCGGGAGTACCTTGCCGTAGTACCCCCGCTGGGTGGGCGCGGCCCGTGCGTGCTCGACCACCCGCCAGACATCCGGCACCGCAAATTTCAGGGTCACGCCTTTGGCTCGTCGTCGCGTCATTAGTTCGCTGTGGCCTCGCTGGGATTGACGTAGAACCGTTTCGCCGTTCGGATGTAGCCGTGCTTGCCCTTGGTCTCGAGATAGCCGCGCCGCACGAGCGACCCGATCTTTCGACTGGCGATCTTACGCGGCGTGGTCGTGTCGAATTTCTCGAGCACGTCGGCCGATGCCTGCCGCTGCTTCGCCAATTTCGACGCGACTTTGCCGAGTCGTCGTTTCTTCGACGGGCGACGTGACGTCGCGATCACATGGTGCGCGTCGTGGCTACGCCCGTTCGGCTTGGACGGCCGGGCCGGCGCTGCGGCTTTTTTCGGCGCCGCCGATTTCTTCGTGACCAGGGGGACCACGGACGGCATGGAGCCGTCGGCATTTTTCACGAGCTCGGGGAAGTCACGGGCGAGCCCGTCGAGTTCGCGTTGCATTTCTCGCAGGCGTTCGCGCACGCCAACGGCGGCGTACTTAATGAGCGTCTCTCGACTCAGTTTCATCGGTCTCTCCTTTGTCGCGGGTTGGTTTGTCGCTTGTGAACGAATCGCCGCTGCCGTTCGCGGGCTTTCACCGTCGAGAAGGTCACCAACGTGTCCGGTGTTTTGCCTTTCGCCGCCCGTTCCACATTGACGAGGGCGCGGTCTTCCTGATCGCAATCCGCCAAGACGGCCAGTGCGGCGTAGAACGCGGCATGGCCGACGCCTTCCAGTGTCATCAGCTCATGGACGCGAGCGGCGAGCGCCGACGGCGAGGCTATTGCCATGCGTTGTAAGACCAGGTGGAGTGTCCGCGCCGCCTTGATTTGCGGCACGCCGATTTCGCCGAGGCGGAACCGGTCGTATTGCCGGGAGCCGATCTGCAGCACGACTTCGCCGCTGGTGCGGACGAACGTCGCGCCGAGGACTGCCTGAAAATGTTCGGGCCTCATTTCTTCCCCACGAGTCGTGGCTTCAACACGTCGGCCAGATACGGCGCCATCTGTTCGCTGACCACGCGCTGCCGGTCGACTTGGAAGGGCGCATAGAACGTCCGCGTCGTCTGGATCTGCGTGTGGCCGAGCATCGCCTGTACATCGCCGAGACTGACGCCACGCCGAATCGCGTCGACCGCCAGCGAATGTCGCGCACTGTAGGGGCGGACGCCTTTCGGCCATCCCGCTTTGTGAATAACCTTGCCGTATTCGGACCGGTCGAAGGTACCCCACGCGTCCACCTTGATGAAGTACTCCCATGCGCGGACGTGATGATCGTTCAAGGCAAAGGTGTGCGCGGGTTCGCCCTTCGCGTTGCGTACGAGCCACGACCGCTCGTCGCCGAGCAGCACATCGCCGGGTTGTGCCCGTTCGATCTGACAGGGTCGCTGCGCGGTGACGGCGTGCAGGTAAAACCGCGCAAACATTTTCTCGTCGAGCGCGACCAGCTTTTCCAGCGTCTTCGCGATGACCTCGGCCGACACCGTGACCGGCGGCGTCTGCGAATGCTTCGGCACACGGGCGTCGTCGACCGGCGTTGGCGCCTTCGGGCCGTCGAGCGTGTGGAACAGATGCGCGAGCACCCGACACCGATGGCGAATCGTTTTCGTGGCGACGATGTGGCCGCTCGTCGCCGGGGCTGTTCGTTCGTAGCGACGAATCGTGTGCGCCGCCCGTGCGTGTTCGGTGATGACCGACCCTTGGCGTTCGTAGCCGCGTACCGTGGCGCAGGCATGACCGGTCCGGTCGTGCGCCTTCACGGTCGTCGCCGCGATGCGATGCGTGCCGATGGTGTGGGCGTCCCGTTGAGACGCCCGCACGACGACTTTCCGAATGGCATGTGGGGACGGTTTTTTCTGCCATGCGGCAATCGCCAGGTTCACGTGTTCGGCGGTCCAGTCGGCACGCGCCAGTCCCCCGAGTCGGACGCGGACGTGGTCGACGACGACCTCGACGTCGAACCATGCCCGCAGATGCGACCCGTCCGCCTTCGACCCTTCACGGCCAGCAATTTGATTGAGATACCGCGAGGCATCGCCTTCGAGCGTGCCGGTCGCCTGTGCCTGCGCCTGTCGCGTGAGTCGACCGAAGAGACGGCAATCCTTTTCGAGTTCGCTGCGTTTGTCGGCGATCCACTGGCGAATCTCCTTGATCGACGTGTCCGGTGGAAACGTCTCCAACACCGGCGGGCGGCCGGTGACCGTCAGCCGGGCTTCGTAGACACCGCTCGGGCGGCGCCAGATATTCGGTTCGACTTTCGTGCGTTTGATTTTCGATGGCATCAGGAGAGTCTCACGCGCTCGGTTTTCTGCGCCGACGAATCGCGTTCGCCAGTCGTTGGGTCTGCCGCAGGATTGCCATGAAGTGTTGCGGCGCCTCGAGTGCCAGCACTTGGAGCGCATTCGCGTGCTGGAACAGGTCGGTCATGTGCGGGTCGGTCGACGTCGCCAATTGCGCGTTGAGCGGACGCGGTCGCTGGACGGACTGCTGTTCGCCGCGAGGCGTCGTCACGAGGACGGGTCGGGAAAATCTCTTCACACGCCACCACCCATTTCATCAACGAACTAGAACTAGGTTGACGATGCGTGGTGGGGATGGAGAAGGGGAGGCGCACCGCCGAATGAAACGCGATGTCTGATGACGGCCTTTCAGCCGTCACGCTTCTCCCGCGCTTGTCTGGCATTGTGCGACCACAGGCCGTCGCTGCGATTGACGAAGGCATCGGCGACGGCAAAGGCGCGTGCGACGAGCTCGTCGGCATTGGTCGTCGTGACACGGACGGATTCGGAAGCGATCACGGTCAACGCCACAAGGTCACGAACGGACAATGCGTTGAAGGCAGGCATAGGCGACTACTCCCCGGTTGGCGGTTTTCGGCGTCGTCGTGTGGCTCGGTCGTCGTCGTCGAGCGGTCACGACCGTGGAGGCGGTCGTCGAAACCCGATGATCAGTTTTTCGAGGTCGTCGAATTCGTTATCGTCCGTCAATTCGAACAGGCGCAGCAGAATGCTGGCGATACGTTCGCGCCGGTCGTCATTCATGTGCTGACTAAAGGAAGAGGCGTTTCGCCGCGTGCTTCACGTCGGCGCCCGCGTGATGAAAGGCATGCGCGATGCGCAGGTCTTCCGGGCGGAGATTCAAGAGGGGATCGGCACCGGGGTAGGGATCGTCTTCTTTCGTGAGTTCGGCAAACGACTGGCCCATCGCGGCGGCAATCTTCGCCACGTTGGACTCGCGAGTGTCGCGCACGCCGCCTTCGAACGCCTGTAAACACCCGACCGATACGCCAGCCAAGCGGGCAAATTCGACTTGCCCCATCCGATGCGACGTGCGCCACATCCGCACTCGAGCTGCGGCACGTTGGAACACCAACGCAGCATATGCGCTTTCGTTGTCGCTCGTTGTGTCTTGTTGTATCGCGTTACCTAATTCCATGCCCAATTACAGCCTACCCAAAAAGATTGTCACGAGTCAAACTTTTTATGTTATGTTCCTGCAAATTAACTATGGACTTCAAAATCGCTCGCAAGATTGCTCGATTAACACAACAAGAGCTTGCAGAACAGGCTGGAGTCACTAATTCATTTATCAGCAAGATCGAGACGGGCGAGCATGACATTCGGTTGGTGAGTTATGTGACGGTCGTCCGACTCGCCAAGGCACTCAACATCGAACCAGACGAATTGCTGATGTTGTCGATCCCCCCGACACCGCAGCCCATCGAGACCCCCACTCCGAAACGGTAACCGGCCATGCTCGACGACGCCCGTACCCCTGCGCCCGACGACGACGGCAACCAGGTCTCCGCCGAGTCGACCATCGCCGACACGCTCGTGCGGGCGCTGACGCGATTGGTGATGGAGCAGATGCGCGTCGACATGGACGCCGGTGTGGTGGTGAGCTCCGCGCCGCATGAGGATGCGCTCACCGCCGACGAATTGCGGCAGAAGCTCCGCATCGACAACGCGAACACGTTTTTCAAGCATCAATCGGCCGGGAAATTTGAACGCTTCCAGCTACGCCCCCAGCTTGGACGGCAGCGCCTCTACTCCCGAAAGCTCGTGCAGGCCTATCTCGACCGCGAACCGACCGACGACGGCACGACACGTACGCGCAAGAAGTAACCGGCGGCGGCACGAACAATTCCCCGACGAAGGAGACCGGCAGTGCATTCAACGCAGAGCGACGTGCCAGTTGTTGTGACCGAGCCCGGCATCTACGCCATGCCTGCGGCGACCTATCACGCCGACCCCTGCCCGCAGCCGTCGTTGTCGAGTTCGATTGCGAAGCTGATCATCCAGTCGTCGGCCGCGCATGCCCGTCACGAACACCCGCGCCTGAACCCGAACGCGAAGGCCGAGAACGGCGATCACTTCGACCTCGGTACGGCGGCGCATGCGCTCCTGCTGGAGGGCGACAGCGGCGTGGCGGTGCTCGACTACCCAGACTGGCGGACGAACGCGTCGAAGGACGCTCGCGACCAAGCCCGCGCCGCCGGAAAAACGCCGCTCTTGCGCAAGACCTGGGCGGACGTCGAGGCGATGGTGGGTGCCGCCCGCGAGCAATTGGCGCGGCACAAGGACGGCGGCGCCGCGATGTTCACGGCCGGCGAACCGGAACGCACGCTCGTCTGGCGCGACGACGAATTCGGCGGCCTATGGTGCCGTGCCCGCCTCGACTGGCTCCGCCCGGTCGTGACACAGGTGCCGGGCTGGGCCATCGACGATTACAAGTCGACTGGCGCGAGCGCGAATCCTGACGAGTGGACCCGCACGATGTTTTCGTGCGCGTTCGATCTGCAGTGCGCGTTCTACCTGCGCGGCCTGAAGGCGCTCTTTCCGGCGGTCGACGCCACCTTCCGTTTCGCCGTGCAGGAAACCTTCCCGCCGTACGCGTTGTCGGTCATCACGCTCGGGCCTGCCGCGATGACCATCGCCGAAAAGAAATGCCTGTACGCGCTCGACGTGTGGGCGCACTCGATGAAGAAAAACGATTGGCGCGGCTATCCACGCCGTACCTGTTACGCCACCTTGCCGCCGTGGCATGAGACGTGGTGGCTCGAAAAGGAATTGGCGCCGCGATGACACGCGACGAAATGTTTCCCGAAGCGGAGTGCGTCGACAACGGCGATCCGTACCTGACGGAGATCGTCAAGGCCGACGACATCATCGACGACCACCGATTCGACGACGACCCGGCCGCACAGGCGACGGCAGATTGGGTCGAACGTGAACGCCTGAGTTACGAACTCGCCGCGCTCTACGCGTGGTGGGCACTCTCGAAAGGGGAGACGTTGTGAAGAAAAACGCCATCGACAAAGCCATTGAGAAATTGGAAGCGGAACGGCAGGTCATCGACTTGGCGATTCTGAAATTGCGGGCGGCGCAGGAGAAGAAAACCGCCGCGCCGCCACGTGTGCGCCGTATCGCGGCGCAGGGCATCACCGGGCAGAGCACCATCCTCGACGTCGCGAAGTAAATGGTCGTCACTGTGCGCTTGACGTGGGACGAAGTCGAACAGGCGGCGCTCTTGGGCGTTCGCCGATACACGCGCAGCCGTCGAGCAGCGCGGGCCGATGCGCATGGACTCGCGACGTCGCTCATTGACGTGTGGGCGACCGACATCGAGGGCGCGGCAGCGGAGATGGCCGTTGCCAAGGCGACGAACCGATTCTGGTGCGGCAGTCTCGAGACGTTCGACGGCGACGACGTGAAGGGCGGCATCCAAGTCCGCTACGCGAAGGGCGCGGACGCGCATCTGATTGTGCGACCGACCGACGCCAACGATCACCGATTCGTGTTGGTCACCGGCGCAGTGCCGACATTCGTGGTTCGCGGCTGGGTGTTCGGCTACGAGGCGAAAGAGGAAGAGTGGCGGCGGGCACCCAATGGTCGGCCGCCGTGCTTCATGGTTCCGCAGACGGCGTTGCACGCGGTCGAATTGTTGTGCCACGAGCCCGTGGCGAGGGAGTTGGCGCAGTGAGCGTATCCACAGCCGCCGTTACGCAGGTGCCCATTCAACGCGTCGTCGTCGGCGAGCGTCGTCGTCAATCGCTCGGGCGACTACAGAGTCTCAAAAAAAGCATCAGTGACCACGGGCTGATTCATCCCATTCTGCTGCGCGGCGATGTGCTCGTTGCCGGACATCGCCGCTTAGAGGCGTGCAGGGCGCTCAATTGGAAAACGATTCCGGCGCGACAGGTCGAGCGATTGACCGATGACGAACTCCGCGCCATCGAGCTCGAAGAGAACACCATCCGAGAGGCGCTCTCCGACTTCGCCGCAAGTAAACAGCGACTTGCGCAGATTCGACAAGCCGAGGCGGACCTGAAAGCGAAGGCAAAAGAGGACGCCGTTTCTGTTTCAACCCGAAACGAAAACTCAAAACGAGGGCGACGAGAGGGACGTCCGAAAGGCACGAAAGCTGGATCGAAGCGTGACGTAGCCGAGCAAACTGGCATCTCGCCTGCCGAGCAAGTGCGCGTCGAGCGGCACGTCGCGCTCGCCGAGCAGTTCCCGTTTATGCAGCGTACCGGCTGGGTGCAGCACAGTGTTCTCGAGGCTGGCGTTGAATTGGAAAAACTTCCATCACGCGACCGGTCGCAGGTTGCCGCCCTTTTAGATCAAGACGCCATCCCGCCGAAGACGGCCATCGGCATGCTGAAAAACGTGATCAACATGAATACCGACGAACGTCGTTCGTTGTTCGAGCAGGCCAAGTCTGATGATGATGTGACCCGCCGAACCGCGCTCACTCGTGCCGCCGCCGTGCCAGCCCCCGTCGACCCCGGACTGACGTTGTTGGGCGATGCAGAAAATGCGCTTCGTCGCGCTGTCAAAGCGTGCCGTACGGCGGCGTTCAAGCCACTAATTGAAAACCTTTCGGCCACCACGACTCGCGTCTACACCGACTTTCAGGAGGCGAACGCGCATGCAAGACGAACTAATTCCCCTGCAACGAACGGCCGTGATGAAGCGTCTGCGTGATTTATTTCAGCAATTGGGCGGCTCGATGCCGCCGCGTGTTCTCGCCGATGAAGCGGTCGCTCGTGGCGTCATACCGGACGACGTGCTTGCTGTATGTCAACGCCGAGGGCTGACGGAATTATGTCGACAGGCCTTGAAGGGAAAAACGGAAGACCGACTGCCGTTCGCGAAGCCGCTCAGTGCCGACGAAGACGCAGGCGAATGGAAGCAATTGGACTTGTTCACCTACGACCAAGCCGAGACGTTGATCTTGCGCGAGTGGGCTGGTATCGCCAACGACGTCCAAGAGGTCTTGCGTTTGCATCGGTGGTGTAAGGACAAATTCGGTCTTGCGCCGGAGCTCCCGTCCCTAACTGAAGGCGAATTTGCATGAGCAAGTTCGAATTCCGCCCTGCGAAGCGCGAACGCGTCAGCCTATTAGTCGGCCTGTCGGGCGGCACCGGCAGCGGCAAGACGTACTCGGCGATGCGTCTCGCCAAAGGGCTCGCCGGTGGCAACAAATTCTGCGTCATCGACACCGAAGCCGGTCGGGCGCAGCACTACGCCGACCTGTTCGCCTTCGACCACGGCGATCTGCAGCCCCCGTTTCGCCCGAGTGCGTACGCCGACGCCATCAAGGCGGCCGACGACGCCAAGTACCCGGTCATCGTCGTCGATAGCGCCAGTCACGAATGGGCGGGCGAAGGCGGCATTCTCGACTGGCACGAGGACGAGCTCGACCGTATGGCGGGCACCGACTGGAAGAAACGCGAAGCCGTGAAGATGGCCGCGTGGATACAGCCAAAGATGGGCCACAAGCAAATGGTGCAACGCCTGCTGCAGATTCGCGCCCATTTGATTCTCTGTTTTCGGGCGGAGCCCAAGGTCGAGATGCGACGAGGCACCGACGGCAAGATGGAGATCGTCGAGAAGCAATCGCTCACCGGCCTGCACGGCTGGATTCCAATCTGCGAAAAGAATCTGCCCTATGAGCTGACCGCGAGCTTCCTGCTGATGCCCGACAAGCCGGGCGTGCCGCAGGCGATCAAACTGCAGGAACAACATCGCGAATTCTTCCCGGCGAATGCGCCGATTACCGAAGCGGCGGGCGAACGACTCGCGGCCTGGGCACGGGGTGGGTCGGTCGCGGCGGCGGCAGCGTTCGCGAAAGACCCAGACAGGCTCGTCGAAGATGTCATCGACTGGCCCGCCCGCATCGCCGACGCGAAGACGAAAACCGAATTACAGATCGTCGGCAAGGAATTGTCGAAGGCGAAGGGCACCATGCTGCCCGCCGTGCTCGACACCATCCGGGCGATCTACGAAGAGCGCCTGAAAAAATTCACGACGAAGACGACGAAGGCCGCCGACGTCGTCACTGCCGAGGACATCAAGTGGTCGTCGTAGTGCGCCTGAGCGGCCGGTGGGTTGCGGCGGTCGGCGAGTTCGTGCGGCTCTGCCGCGAGAACTGGGCGCTGCGGCGGCACGAATCTCGAGAGTACGACCTCTTACCCGGCGACATCCTGCCGCGTTTACGCGAGCTCGAAGGTGGCGCCCGTGTGTTGCCATTTACCCGTGGGCGTCCCCGAGGATAGCGATGTGGTCACGACTCGACGACGGCTTGCTCGATCACCGAAAAGTGTTCATCGCGGGCGACCTGCTCGGCAAGGACGGGCCGGGCATGGTGCTCGGCATGGTCTCGCTCGGTCTGATGTGGACAAACAAACATCTCACCGACGGCCATTTGCCGCTGTCGGTTGTGAAGAAATGGCCGCACTTCGACCAGCCGATCAAGGTCGCCGATGCGCTTGTGAAAGCCGGACTGTGGGAAAAAGCCGATGGCGGGTTTGTCATCCACGACTTTCACGATCACAACTTCACCGCCAAGCGCGTACAGGAAAACCGCGAACGGTTGCATGCCGTCCGGGCGCAGGCGGGTCGGAACGGCGGCCTGAAGTCGGGCTTCGTGCGCCGAAAGGTGACGAAACAGTGAGACCGATTGAACAGGCGACCCATCGTCAGCTCGTCAAGATCGCGCACACGTTGCTCGATGAACGACCCGCGTTGATCAATGACCCCGATCTATCCGACGCGCTCAAGGACCGGGTCGCGGCCCTGCACTTTACGTGGACGTACAGTCGCCAACTCCAAGGCGCACTCGAATCGGCGATTGCGCAGCGGCGCATGAAGGACGGTACGTGGAATCCGAAACTGAAGGAGACGGCACGCAGATGGAGTCGGAGATCCGGCAAATTCTTGTGAGCCAATTGCAGGGCTACGCCGACCGGGCGCCGAGACAATTCGACCCGCCCGGCTGTAGTTACTGCGCCGCCGAGACGCCGCTCGTACGCGGGTCGCTCTGTCAGGCCTGCGCCGATTTGCTGGCGCGACTCTCGAGTCGACCATCGTCGGCCGCGCCGACATCGACGACGCTCGGCGGATTCACGCCGCTCAAATACATCAACGAAGACCCTCGCCTGTCTCGCCGCTCGGACACGCGGCCAGGTGGACGCGTGAACAAGTTGCCCTTCGACGACGGAGATGCCTGATGACGACGACGACACTGCGCCCTGAGCTCGACCTCGCCGGAATGCCGGACCGGATGCGCCGCTTGCCGATTGACCGTGGGTATGTGGTGCCGTGGTTCGTCGACTGGGTCGACGGCAAGCCCGAATTCCGGGCGATGGACCCGAAGAAATGGAAGCGAGCGATTCAAGAGTCGCTGTGCTGGGTGTGCGGCGGCATTCTGGGGCGCCATCGCACGTTCGTGATCGGCCCGATGTGCGCGATCAATCGGACCACGAGCGAGCCGCCGAACCACACCGACTGCGCGACGTGGTCGGCGAACAATTGCCCCTTCCTGTCGCGGCCGACGATGGTCCGCCGTGAAGACGACTTCAGCATCGAGGGCATGAAACAGGTCGCGGGCGAAATGATTCCACGCAATCCCGGCGTCACGTTGCTCTGGACGACGAAGACCTATCACGTCCACCGTGATCACAACGGGCGCCCGTTGATTGAGCTCGGCGACCCGACCGCCGTCGCGTGGTACCGCGAAGGGCGCCTCGCGACACGGGCCGAGATTCTCGAATCCATCGAGACCGGCCTGCCGTTGTTATTGGCGGCCTGCGACCGGGAAATACATCAGAAGGATCGCGACCTCGCACGAGCCGAGCTCGTCCGGCGGCGCGTGGCGGTGGAGCAGCACTTGCCATGCTGATTCTGCATCGGTCGCGTGCGCTCGGGCATTGCCGGTCATGTGACGCGCCCATCGAATGGGCGAAGCTCGCCGACAGCGGCAAGGCGATGCCCTTCAATCGGCCGATTGTGCTGCTGCCGGTGGACGGCACCGATTCCCCCCTCTTCGATTTCGATTGCGTCGACATGACGCAGACGACGAGTCACTTCGCCACGTGTCCAGATGCGCAGCAGTGGCGCAAGCGGTCGACGAAGGCCTGATGCTGATTCTTCGCACGCCCCGCCGTCGCAAGAGTTCGCCGTGGGAAGAACGACTCCACCGGCAGATTCTCGCCGCGCATCTGCCGGACCCGGCGCGAGAGTTCCCCTTTCACCCGACGCGGAAGTGGCGCTTCGATTTCGCGTGGCTGGAACAGGCGGTCGCGGCCGAATTCGAAGGCGCCATCTTCGGGAAAGGGCGTCACACCCGAGGCGCGGGCTTCAGCGACGACAGCGAGAAATACAACGCCGCTGTGTTACTCGGCTGGCGGCTGTTGCGCTTCACCGAGCGGCAGGTCAAGGACGGCACGGCGGTCGAGACCATCACCGCCGCGCTCGCGTGGACCGGCGAGCGGCCGATGTTCCCATTCGGCGTCGGAGGGAAGCTCGGCAAATGAGCAAGGGCGACACGCGCCGAGCGAAGCAAGCCGCCGACCTGCGGAGTGATCTGGCCGACATCAACCGGCGGCCGAACGAACCGCCGCCGCGCCCGCGCACGAATACGTGGGACGGCTGGTGTAGTGGCTGGCGCGGCTTCAAGGGTGACGCCTTCCACGAACGCTCGAATGCGCGGACCGATCCGTTCTGGCGGTGTCGCTGGTGTGGGCAATCGTTCCCGAGACTCGACCGATGAAAGGACAACGCGTCTCGGCAACGGCTCGATGCGAGTACTGCGAATGGTCGGCGCGGCATACCGGCGACGACCCCTTGGAAGTCGCCCGGTTTCTGCGGCGCCTGTGCATCGAACACACCGAGGCGTTACATGCCGACGAACACGACCGGAAGGTGACGAGACGGAAACAACAGGAGGGCGCATGAAGCTATTCGAAGTCGGCAAAGTCGGCATGTTTCTCGACCAGGTCACCCACGGCACCGAAACGCGCAGCGGCGACGAAGTGAAGATCGTCACGCTCACATTGCGGGTGCAGCCGTTCGATGCCACGTTGGCGACGGCTGTCCAACAGGCCGTGCGCCGGTCGTTGTTCAAATTGAACCACCCGGACCCGCATACGCACATCAAACGGGTCGACTTCACGCTCGGCGTGCCGCGTCAGCAGTTTACCGTCTTCGCGGCGCCAGACACGACGAAGCCGTCGATTCTGTTCGACCAAGTGAAGATCGCCAGCACGTATGCCAGAACGCAAAAAGATGCCGCCGGATACGCGTTCGTGATGAAGGTCAGCTTCGGCCCCGTCGACAAAATTGAATTGGAATATCTGCAGGACTGGCTACTGGGACAGCGGTTTGTCAGTTGCGAAGCGGCCGAGCCCGGCTTGTTCCCGGATGATGCGGACGACTTCGAGCCTGACGATGACACGCCATCGCGTCCGGCGCCGATGTTCGACGACGACGAAGTCACAGTGAAAGGAGAGGGACGATGAAACGGACGACGACAGAAGCAGCATTACACGAGGCACTCGCGGAAGCGGCCCTGAGCGCCGCCAAGGAAATCAAAGAGTTTCTCGGCACGTACCGTGGCAAAGATCCAGACCGCTATCGACGAGTGCAAATTGCCATCGGCACCATCGGTGGCTATTCGCGGCTGCGGGCGAGCTACAACAACATGGTCAGCATGATGTTGATCGCGATGCGTCAGACGGGCGTCGGCCCGGAACAAACACTGGAGATCGCGAAGGGTGCCGGACTGTTGCCGGATACCACCGAGGCTGGCGAGGTCGTGGCGTTGAAGGTCGCGAAGTAAGCCCATGCGCGGCCGAAAGTCCACATCTGGTCCGCGTGATATGGCGGGACGCCTGCGGTACGTCGTGTCGTGCCGCTGCGGACGCGAGATGAACAAGTGGTCGTTTTGTTGTTGCGTCTGTCAGTCGCAAGGACATCGTCCGCCGCCAGAGTGGCAACGACGTGCATCGGCCCGCGACCGGTGCGCGTGTGGACGTGAGAAATGGAAAAAGGCACGTCGTTGTCAGCACTGTTATGAAGCAATCCGCCGCAAGTACGACGGGCGGCCGTGCGCCTGTGGCAACAAGAAATCGCCAACAGCGAGACAGTGCTTTGAGTGCCGCATGCGCGACGATGACGCCCGCCGTTCTCGTGTCTGTGAAGAGTGCAGTCAGCCGTTCAATCGTCCACGGCACGGTAACCGAGACGCGCAGCGGTTCTGTTCGCGGTCGTGTGGCTTCGCGTGGCAAAAACGCGAAGGTGCCGAAAAGAGAAAAGCCACCGCAAAGGAACGCGAAACGCAAAACAGAATGCGCGATGTGGAGAGAACGATTCAACGGGAACTTGCTCACGCCATTCGAACGCGACTCGATCAAGTGGTCCCACGCCGCCCGCTGGGAAGTTTCAAAACGGCCGAACGCGTACGGCACGTGTGCCCGGATTGCGGAGTCGCCTTCGATGGCGTGCTTGGAAGAGTCTTCTGCTCGCCGAAGTGTTGCCAACGCTACTTGCATAAACGGAAGTATCCAGCCTTGGCGCACATCGAAGTCCATGAACGTAATCAGTTGGCGTCGATGCTTGCTCTCGTGCGAGCGGCGAATCGTCAATTGCAGGGGGTGTCGTATGGAAGTCGATGACTTGAAACACGCCGTGACGAAGGTCTTCCAATCGCTCGCCGCAACCGGCCGCGCCGCGACGGCCGAATTGCAGGATCTGGAACGCCTCACCGGCACCGAAGACGAACAAGTCGCGGCGCTGGAACGGTCGGTGAAGCGCGTACGCAGCATCATGGGCACGGCGCCGTCGTCGGTCGACAACATATTGTCCGAGTGGGAGCACTGATGGATCTCTTCGGCCACCCGGAATTGAACCGGCCGCCGTCGACGCGCACGGAGCACGCGCGGCGGTCGGCGGTGCGCCGACTCGCGAAGATGCACACGCTGTACGGGCACGGCCCCGAGGGGCAGACCTGTCGCGACTGCATCAACCTCGTCCGCACGAAGCCGCACGATACGGGGTATTTCAAGTGCCGCCTGTACGGCTTCAGCCGTAGCGAGGCGAGCGACTGGCGGCAGAAGTGGGCCGCCTGTGGACGGTTTCAACAAGAGGGAGTGCGGTGATGGTGAAAGCAATGGCGACGATGCCGGACGGTCGCGTGCTGATTGTGATGGGCATCAGCGAGGGCAATGTGGAGCGACTCAAAAAAGGCGAGCCGATTTACTTCGACCCGGCGGCGTTACGCATCAAGGAAGGCGCGACCATTGGCGCCATCGCGTTGTTCTACGGCGAAGACGAGGCCGAGCTCACACGCACGCTGCGCACGTTGATCGGCCCCAAGACGGACGTCATCGTCGTGCCGCGTGGAGACGCCCGACCGGCATGAAAAGGGGAATGGTAGATGCCGACGAGTTCGAATGTGCTCTGTATGTGTGGACGGTTCATGCGCGTGAAGAAAAACAACGTGACCGTCGAAGAACTCGACGAGACCGGCGCGGCCTACAAACTCTGGAGTGCCGATCTTTGGGAATGCGTGGAGTGCGGCGTCGAGATCGTCACGGGCTTTGGTCAGAGCCCGATAGCGGAGCACTGGCAGCCGACGTATCTCGCCCAACGAGACCGACTGGCGCCGATTCCGGGACGGTGCCGCGAATGAATTATCGGCCCATAACGGACGTCTGGATATTGGCGCGGTCGAAGGTGAAGTACCACGGCGCGTACCCCGCCGGGTTTCTTCATCGCGCTCGGGCGCTGCTCGGCGTCTGCGCCGACGACGCGGTGCTCCATGTGTGCGCCGGGAAGATTCGCGAGTACCCGTACGCCGGGCTCGGCAAGAACGACAAGACGCTCGACCTGGACCCGGCCTGTCAGCCGGATTTTCTGCACGATGCCCGCGTGCCGTTGCCGTGGCGCAACGAGATGAAATTCACGCCGTGGGATGCCGTGTTGATTGATCGCCCGTACACGGAAGACGACGCCGACGAATACGCGCCCGGTCGGGCGGCGTTTCCGCCCATCGACCTCGTGCTCAAGCACGCGCTCGGCGTGGTCTGGCAGGGCAGTCGCGTCGGCGTGCTCGATTACAAGTGGCCCTCGCCGCCGAGCTGGGGGAAGGAAGTGGCCGTCGTCGCCGTCGGCACCGGTCGTCGCGGCAATGCGCGATGGTTCACGGTCTTCGAACGCCTGCCGCACGACGACACCGTGAGGCGTCCACGGCGACGGAAGGGGAGTCATGTTCGCTGAAAACACCAAGGTGCCGGTCATTCAATCGCGGGCGGAGATCGAGCGCCTGTTGTCGAAGCACAAGTGCTCGCAATTTATGTGCGGCACCGACTACGACCACGGCATCGCTCGGGTGCAATTCAAAGCCTACAACCGGTACGTGCGCTTCATCGTCCATCTGCCCGACCGGGCGAAATACAAGATGAACACGCGAGTCGGCGCGGCGCGGTGGGAGCAGGCCGAACGGCAGAAGTGGCGGGCGCTGCTGTTGGTCATCAAGGCGAAATTGGAATGCGTCGAGAACAACATCGCCACCTTCGAAGAGGAATTTCTGGCGCACATCGTGATGCCGGGTGACCGGACGGTGGCCGACATGATCCTGCCGCAGATTGAAACCGCGTACGCGAGCGGCCAAGTGGGACGGCTCTTAGAGGCGGGCACCGTCGTCGTCAACGCGAATGAATGATCTACATGAGCGTCTGCAGCGGCATCGAAGCGGCGACCGTGGCGTGGCACCCACTGGGTTGGTCGGCGAGTTCGTTCGCGGAGACGGCGCCGTTCCCGTCGGCGTTGCTGCAGCATCACTACCCATCGGTGCCGAATCGCGGCGACGTCAGCGCCTTCCATGACTGGCCCGATGCAACCGTCGATGTTCTCGTCGGCGGAACCCCGTGTCAGTCCTTCTCCGTCGCCGGACTTCGCGCCGGTCTGGCTGACCCCAGAGGCAATCTCGCACTCACGTATCTGGCAATTGCTGATCGCTATCGGCCCCGTTGGCTGGTATGGGAGAACGTGCCCGGAGTCCTGTCATCGAGCGACGGACGGGATTTTGGTGCCTTCCTCGGGGCGCTGGCGGCGCTCGGGTATGGGTTCGCCTACCGAGTGCTGGACGCTCAGTACTTCGGCTTGGCCCAGCGTCGGCCGCGTGTCTTCGTTGTCGGCCATTCTCGAGACTGGCGACGTGCCGCAGCGGTTCTATTTGAGCGCGAAAGCCTGTCAAGGCATCCTGCGCCGCGCCGACCGGCGAAAGAAAACCCTACCGGCCCGCTTGCGGCACGCCATCGCAGCGGTGGCGGGCTCGGCACCCAGTTCGAACTCAACGGCGGGATCGTGAATCAGGCGATGTCGGCGAAGTGGGCGAAGCGCACGAGCGGACCGGCCGGCGACGAGGTCGCGAATTAAATCGCGGTGTGCGACGAACTCGCCGATCCCGTGGCCGCGAATCAGGCGCGGACCTACACGCGGGAGGGCACGCATAATTTCCGACTGTCGAATGTGACGTTAGACGACGGAGCGAGTCGACATGGCAATGCCGAGGAAACCGGACCCGTTGAAGTACTGCGCACAGTGCGAGAGCAAATTGGCGAGGCAGCGTTTATCGGATGGGTCGCTCGAATCCTTGTTGCATTTTGGCCGGAGGAAATTCTGCAATCGGCGCTGCATGGCTGCGGCCTTCGACTCGCGACATGGAGTCGAGATTGGCTGGTCCACTGCGCATTGGCACTCGCGCAAAGTCGTGCCGAAGGGGCCATGCAATCGGTGCGGGAAGCCATCAGCGAGCGATGTGCATCACAGGGATGGCAACCATCGGAACAACGCGCCAGAGAACTTGGAGCGTATCTGTCGAAGCTGTCACAACCGGGCGCATCGGCCGAAGCCGTCTTGTTCACTGTGCGATCAACCGGTGAAGGGACACGGCTATTGCAGTCGGCACTATCAGCGTTGGAAAAGATGGGGCGACCCAACCATCGTCAGAACACCGGGCTACGCGTCCGCAGACTAACGGCCGTCGAGTGTGAATTTCTACAGGGATTTCCGCGCAACTACACGCTCGTGCCCTATCGCGGTCGACTCGCGAAGGACGGCCCGCGCTACAAGGCCATCGGCAATTCAATGGCGGTGCCGTGCATGGCGTGGCTCGGTTCCAGGATGGCGCACGTGGATGCCTTGTGATGTTCGGATCGTGCCGGTGACCTTGGCGGAAGCGAACATGTACATCGCACACTTTCATCGCCACAACGGGGCGCTGCCGTCGAGCAAGTTTGCCTGCGCGGCGATTACGCGAGACGGCCAGGTGCAGGGAGTCGCCGTCGCCGGCCTGTGCAAAGCCCGCGAGCTGATGGCGCGAGACACGCTCGAAATCAATCGCGTCTGTACGGCCGACGGCGCCGAAAAGAATCTCTGCTCGATGCTCTACGCCGCGTGTCTGCGAGCGGGCAAGGCGCTCGGCTATCGGCGGTTCGTCACGTACACGCTCGAAGCCGAATCGGGCGTCTCGTTGCGAGCGTCGGGCTGGACGCCGGTCTCGACATGGTCGGGCGGCAAGTGGAGCGAATTGCGCGGCACGGGCTCGGACCGCCACGACACCGGTCCCAAGGTGCGATGGGAAATCGTACGCGGCGCGGTCGTCTGCCCGTCGTTGGTCTGGCCGATGCCGACCGCGCAACGGTCGTTGTTCGACGTCGAGACCGACGACCGACCGGAGACCGTCGACCGGTCGACCGACCGACCGACGACCGACCCCGTCGAGACCGGTCTCGGGACGACCGTGGGAGACCGTGCCAGCCGGTCGCTGGCGCGTTCGGAGACCTGAAATCGACCTTCCGACCGGTCGGGAGACCGGTCCCGCTAGGAGTCACGCTATGACGTCGAGACGACGACCGATTGAGACGACCGCCGACGACCTGTCGACCGACCTGCCGCCGGTCATCCCGACCCCGACGGCCGACCCGACCGACCCGCCGCCCAATTCGGCGCCGGACATGGTCATCGCCGACCTGAAGCCGGACCCGCAGAATCGCCGCAAACGCACGCCACGAAACGTCGCGATGATCGTCGACGCGCTCAAGTCCGTCGGCGCGGCACGGTCCATCGTCATCGACGAAGACGACATCGTGCTGGCGGGCAACGGCGTGACCGATGCGGCCTCACAGGTGGGCATCACGAAGGTCCGCGTCGTCGAGGCCGAAGGCGACGAGATCATTGCCGTGCGGCGGCGTGGCCTGACGCCGGAACAGAAGCGCGATCTCGCGCTCTTCGACAATCGCACGGGCGAGCTCGCGGAGTGGGACGTCGAGCAATTGGCGGCCGACCATGCCGCCGGGCTCGACCTGAAACCGTTTTTCACCGACATCGAATTGCGGAAGATGAAAGTCGTGGCGTTCGCGCCGGACAACCAGCCGGTGCCGGGGCAATTCCTGGTCGTCATCACCTGTACCGACGAACAGGAACAGGTGGCGTTGCTCGACCGTTTCGCGCAAGAGGGACTCGCATGCAAAGCACTCGTGTCGTAGTGTCGTCGGTCGTCGAACGATCTGCCCGCGTCCAGCAATTGGAAGGCCTGTTCTCGGTGCCGCCGAGCGCCCGCGTCGAGCTCGCGTGGGACGTGGCGCTGCCGCTCGATGATCGGCCGTGGCACGTCGGCTTGATCGTCGGCGCCAGCGGCTCGGGCAAAAGCACCGTGGCGCGGCATCTGTGGCCCGCCGAACTGGCGCGGACGTATACCTGGTCGCCGACGCGAAGCGTGCTCGACGGCTTTCCGTCGACGATGGGCATCAAGGACATCGTCAATCTGCTGTCGAGCGTCGGCTTCTCCGACCCGCCGAGCTGGGTGCGCCCGTTTCAGGTGCTCTCCACCGGCGAGCAATTTCGCGTGACGATGGCGCGAGTGCTCGCCGAGCACGCCGACAACGCCCTCGCCGTCGTCGACGAATTCACATCGGTCGTCGACCGGACGGTGGCGCAGGTCGGCAGTGCCGCCGTCGCCAGGACCGTGCGGCAGCGTGGGCAGCAATTTATTGCCGTGACCTGTCACGAAGATGTCGAGGCGTGGCTGACGCCCGATTGGGTCTATCGCCCTGCCACGAACGACTTTCACTGGAGGGAGCTTCAACGCCCCCCCGTCATCGAACTCAGTGTGGGTCGGGTGCAGTCTTCGGCGTGGGTGTACTTCCGTCACCATCACTACCTCGACACGGAGCTAAACAAGGCGGCGTTGTGCTTCGTCGCGACATGGCAGGGCCGACCGGTCGCGTTCGTGGCGGCGTTGTCGTTCCCGCACCCGCAGCGGAGCGGCTGGCGGCTGCATCGGCTCGTGTGCCTGCCGGACTATCAGGGCGTGGGCATCGGCGTGGCGCTCGCCGACTTTGTCTCGAGTGTGCTCGCGTGGAACGGCAAGCCGGTCTTCCGCACGGCCGCGCATCCGGCGGTCGTCGCGCACTGTGCGCGGTCCCCGCTCTGGCTCATGGGGCGCGAACCGAGCTTCGGCACACGACAACGAGCCAATCGCCGCACGGCGCGGGGTGGCTTCGTCGGGAATATGAAACGGGCTAGTAACCGGCTGACCGCCGGATTCGAGTACGTCGGTCCGCCTGCGACTCGCGACGTGGCGCTCGCACTACTGGGACCGGAGACGCAAACGTGAGAATCGTGACCATCGTCGTCGTCGAGGTCGGATAGTGGGCACGAAACGCCCGCAGGAAGGCCTGTCGAGACGCGAAGCCGTCGCGTCGAGCATCACGCTCGGTGAGGTCATCGAGCGTCTTCTGTTCGACGTGGGTGATACGGACCTTCAGGCGCCCGTTGAAATTCAACGTGCCGCCCGGTCGGAGGCGGCACGTCTTCCACGGTCGGATAGTGGTGGTCTTTTTTCCGGCTGCGACGAGCGCGACGTAGCGCCCCTTCATCAGCATGAGCATCAGTCGACTCCTGTCGTGAGCGGAATCGTCGTGTCGTCGCCCGGAAAATCCTGCGTCTCGATGGGTCGGACGTTGGTCGACAAGTCGAGGTCGTCGGCGTCTTGGACTTGGGTCGCGATGTGCTCGGCGATTTCGAGCACATCCGGCACGGTCTCGGGATCGCCTTCGATGGAGACGGTCACAAGGAAGCGATATACGCGTGTCATATCAGACCTTTACCGTCGACGCGTCGACGACCGCCCGTGCGCGAGTGAGCCAGTCGGTGATCGTCGCGACCGGGATCGACGACTCGGGCGCGGCGTCGAACATGACGATGGCCTGCGTCAACAGCACCGCGATGTCGGCGGGCAACGGCGGCGGCGTGGGAGCCGTCGTCGCGGACGCCCGTTGTTGCCACCGCCACCCGTGTTCGCCACAGGTCTCGTCCAGTCGACGGTCCACATGGCCGCCGACCACCGGTTCGCCACAGGTCGTGCAGACACGACCCGGCCGACCGCCCCCGCGTTGCGCGTTCTGTCGTCGCGCTTGATTCTGCGCGGGTGTCCCGGCCTTGCCGCCACGACGGCCGAGGGCCATCGCGTTGGGGTTCTTGCGTGGAGTCATATCAGTATCGGACCGCTCTGTATTCTCGTCAGTGTATCGCGCTCCGAGATTTTCGAACGCGTTGAAGTTGCCGTCGTTCATGGCTTAACCCTGCCCTTCTGCGCGAAGCCGCCGGGCTTCGCTGATGACCATGTGCAACGTCTCGACGGCGTCATCGCTCGGCAGGTCGAACAGCTTGCAGTCCGCCTGATCGCCCGTGCAGGTCTCGCCGTGGGTGACGCACTCACCGTCCTTGGTCAGTCGCGAGACCTTCGCGACGAAGTCGAGCAGGTGCAATTCGTGGTCGCTGTCGACGGGCTCGGCGGCAGGCGGCGCCGTGGGCACCTGGGTGAACAGGGATTTCGGCAACGCGAGTACCTTGCCCAAATGCGCGTTGAGTTCGTGCAGCTCGGCCGCGATGCGCGGCATCGTGCCCTCGTAGAACGTCTTGCCCATGCGTGTCTCGAAGAATTCGGGTGCCATTTACTTCGCTCCTTTCGTCTGCATGTGGGTGTCGTACGCGGCACTGATGATGTCGCGCAGTCGGTCGGCGGCGGGGCCGTCGGTTGCGGTGGCCGGTCGCAGCAACGCGAACGTCCGACGCTGACCGTTGACGTCGTACGAGCGGGACGGCATGGTGACGGCTCGGCCGCCGCCACGTCGCTCCCACAGGCCGAAGCCGACGAGGCGAAGGCCCGCGAACGGGCCTTCGGTGAAGATGACTTCGGCGTCCGCCAGTTTCCCGGCGGGTGTCGTGGTCGGGGCGATGGTGACGGTGATCATGGTTGCGCCGCCTCGTCGTCGAGCGCGTCGAGTTCGTCGTCGTCGTCGATGATGTCGGCTTCGGTGAAGTCGAGGTCGGCCTTGCAGGCGCCGCAAATCAATTTCTTCCCGTCCGGCAGGTCGGTGCTGTCGGTGACCGGTACCCGATTCTTCTGGCCGCAGGCGTTGCAGTGGACGATGTCGTCGAGCGAGGCGATGTTGTGGGTCATTGGTTCTCTCCTGTCGTGGTTACTTGTTGCGGTTGCGGAAAGCCGCGTCGAGCGCGGCGGTGACGTCGAACGCGGGGGCCGTGTCGTCCCAGACGATCTGTCGAACGACCGGACGAACGACCGGCGGGACGGTCTCGGGGACCGTCTGAGCGGTCACAGGCACGACGACCGGTCGTGGAGTCGATGTTGTCGACGACCGACCGACCGACCGCGCTGGCGACGTGCCCCACGCGTCGAGGATGTCGGCATCGCGTTGGGTCAGGACCGGGGTCCGTGTCGTCGTGGTCGTCAACGGTCGACCGGTCATCACGGCAAACGAGTCGCGAAGGGCCATCGTGGCGAGTCGCTTGGTCGTCCGTTCGCCGTAGTGTTCGGCCTTGACCGTCTGCCACCGCCACGATCCCCCCGACGTCCAGACATAGCCGATGTCGGTCGTCGTTCCGGTGAACCGGACGAGAAATCCCGCCATCAGGCCGTGACCGGTCGGGACGGTATGGTGCGTCAACGTGACGCCAAGGTCGTCGGTCTTCATCGTGTCCGTCCCTTCTGTTCGTATCGTGACCAGTCAATCGGCTTCGGGGTCGGTTGCGGGGCGCGGGGTGCGGTCGGTCTCGGTGTCGGTTCGTCGTACGTCCCACGTGCCCAATTGGCGAGACGGTCCATCAGTGGCGTCCACAGGAGTGCGTAGTGTTTCGCCCAATCCCACGCGGCGTCTTCCTGTGTTCTCAACATGTCATCAGGTCGACCGACGACTCCCGCGACTCTCGGCACGAACCCGAGTGGCGCGGCCAGATGTCCCATTTCGTGAAGGGCGACGGCGTACGTCGTTTCGTCGATGACCGGCGAGACGAGTGCGACCCGAAGATTCGGCAACGCCAACGCCTCGTCGGGTTTCAATTGGTCGGACTCAATCAGTCGAACGTCGAAGGCCTTCGCCAATTCGCGTGCGTGAGCCTGAAGGGCGGCCGGTGTCGTGTTCGCGTTCGTGGTCTTGGTCATCGTCTCGTCTCGTTTCGTGTTCGTGAATCCAGCCCCACGGTCGACCGTCGATGGTCGACCGTCAGGCAAGACCCGCGACTACTGACCGTCTCCCAACATCAGGACGACCTTGCCCGCCAATTCCTTCGGCGCGGACATGTCGTTGATGGAACACGTGCCGCCGGTTCGACGCGCCAGTTCCTGCGCGAAGGCCGCGCCGGAGTCGCGTCCGTCGCCGACGTAGAACACGTCGATGGGGTGACCGAACCGGGCCGCCGCCGCGAAGGCCGCGTCCTGCGAGTCGGGGTATCCGTCGGTCACGAGGACCAAGTGCGTGGCGCCCTGCGCCTTGCCGAAGTCGATGGCGGAGTGGACCGGCGTCGACCCACAGGGTTCGGGAATCGTGTCGACGACGACGACGTCGCCGTAGTCGGTCCCGAACGCGGCGACCGGCACGTTCTGCGTCTCGCGAATCGTCGCGACGACCTTGCGGAGTGCGTCGATGCGACGTTCGCCGGTCTTGACGATGTAGGAGTCCATCGAACCCGAACAGTCGACCAACATCAGAGACCGACGGGCGCCACGGACGAACGCGTCAAGGTCGGACTTCGCGTCGGACTTCGCGAGACGGTCAAGCGCCTTCCGTTCGATGGTGGCAAGGTCGGTCGTCGTGTCGTTGATAACGGTCTCGGTAACGGTCTTGGTTGCGGTTGCGGTTGTCATTGTGTTTTGTCCTGTTCTCTGTCGTTGTTGTTAGTAAGTGAGTTTCACAAGGGCGATAGTCGCCATTCGGAGTGCCAAGTCGGCTTCGTTCTGCATCGCGATGTTGTTGTTCGTGGTCCCGAGTGCGAGCGCCTTGACCTTCTTGTAGGTCGCCCACGCGGCGCGTTGTTCGTCGTTGATCCCGGTCTCAGCCAATTTCTGTTTGAAGGTCTCTTCAAGACTCGCGAGACTCGCCAGCTTGAGTGCGCGGTACGTCGGCGCGGGAGTCGCGAAGACCGGCGTCTGCGGAACGGGTGGGGTCGGTCGGAATCCGTTGAACGTCCGACGACGACGACGACGACCACCGAAGGGCGCCGACGACGTCGACGCGGGACGGGGAGTCGACGCGGGTGGAGTGTAGGGTTGACCTGTCGCGGCGGCCTGTTTCGCGGCCTTCGCGGCGGCGCGTTGTTGTCTGACCGACGTCCCGTTTGCGCGGTTCGCGGCGGCCGTCTGTCGACGTTTCGCGGCTGCGGCCTGTTGTTGTTGGGGTGTCAGTGTCATGTCTTCGTCTCGTCTCGTCTCGTTTCGTCTCGAATCAGCCAACCAATGAATACAAGTATAACCAGAGCGGTCTGGTTTGGGTCATAAATCGGCGGTCGCGGTGGGATAGTCTGGAAGTGACAGCCCTGCTATCACTTAGCCAGACAGAAAAGACGTGTTTTCAAGGGGATTTGACCGTTTCGACGGTCGGAGACCGGTCATCTATATAGCGGTTCGCACGCCGCCGACGGTCGGTCGTCGACGTCGAGACCGACACGACACGACGACGACGACCACGGGAGACCACGTCGACACGACGTCGACGACGACGACCACGTGGAACAGTCGACGACGACGACGACGAACGAACGAACACGGCGCCTGAGCCGTCGGGGCGCCGCCACCCATGTCGGCCTGGCCGCCTGAAGTTCGAACTGGCGGCGGGCGGAAAAGGGGAGACCGATGACCGTTGCCGAATTGATTGCGATGTTGACGGCGATGCCGCCGGATGCCGTGGTGCTGCTGAACACCTTCACGCTCAACGCCGTCGTCGGCGTCGTGCGACCCGAGCCCGACCCGGCCGACCCGGCGGCGGTCGTCGTGTTGTTGGACGTGGACCCCGACTAATGACGGCGCCGTCTCGAGCTCGGCGCCAGAAACACCGGGCGCAATTGCGCTGTCCCGCACCCGCGTGCGGGTCGTATCAGGTGCGCGTCGTCGAGTCTCGCGGCAACGCCGATGGCACGGTCGTCCGTCGGCGGCATGAGTGCGTCGACTGTCATCACCGCTTTAGTTCCGTGGCGCGGCTGGCACCCCACCCATAGCGTCGTCGTCGGTTCGGCATCTGCCCTACCGTCGCAAGGCGTGCTGAAGGGCTTACAAACGCATTTCACCGGCACGATTCTCGGCAAAGACAAGTGCGCCCGTATCGCGGAGATCGGCGTGCAGCTCGGGCGCATCGACGGGCAGGGCCAGTCGGCGCAGATGATTTGCGACCAGGTCGGCGAATTGACCGACGTCGGCATCAAGGCCTACGTCCTCGGCGATTCGGCGGCGCAGGTCGCCGCCCTTCCCAAGCACATCTACGGCTTCGAATACCTGAACGAACCCGACGGCCGCATTCATCCCGACGACTACATGGCGGGCTTGCGTGACGTCGCGCTCGAATGCGACCTGCATCGCATCGACAGTTACGGGCCGACCGTCAGCAATCTGATTCGCACGAAGGTGCTCGCGACCGGCGCCGAGCTGCGCGGCATCGAGTACATCGAGGCGTGTGCGCCGTTTCCCGTGACGATGAAGGGATCGGTGCATCGCTACGGCGACAACGACATCGTGTCGAACCCGCATCGCGGCTTCGTCAGTCGCGAGCATGAAGTCATCGCGATGCACTTGGCGCTCGACTACGGGCGCCCGTGGGGCGTCAGCGAAACGGGCTGGGCGTCGGCGGGCACGCTCTCCGAAGAGGGCGCCGCCCACAACATCGCGTGGGACATGAAGTTCTGGGAACGGATGATGGCGCTGTTCATGGTGCTCTACCAGATTCACGACGGCGAAGGCGACGACAACATTTCGAATTTCGGCTTGTTTCGTGTCGACGGCTCGCTGAAGGAATCGTGGGCGAAGGCCTTCGCGGCATAGGAGAACCGGAATGATTGCGATCACCAATGCGACGTTGTTCGGCGCGTTTCCCATCACCGGCTGGCTCACGGGCGAGCTCGACGGGTCGTCGGTCAAGCTGACAAAGCCGCTGCCCGGCGGCGAGACCGGCGGGCACTATCTCTCGATTCAGCCCGGCGGCGAATACGAAGGCCGCGCATCCGGCGGCGGGGCATACGAGACCTTCGCGAAGCAAGGTGCCGACCTGGTCTGTCACTACACGCACGACGGCGTCGAGTACGTGCATGTGGTGCCGTTCAAGGAATTGCCGTGACGACGGGCGCGGATTACTGGCTGTCTCGCGGGTCGCCGTCGGCGCCGCCCGCGACGACGTCTCGAGTCGGGCTCGTGCGCCACGCGCACCATGTCGTCGGCGATGACACCGGGATTTTCCACCCGCTCGGCGTCACGTTGTTCTGGGCGCTCTACGGCTGGAAATTCGAACGCTCGCGGATTCTCGAGCACTTCGACTTCATCAGCTCGCACGGCTTCGACTATGTGCGCATCCTCGGCGAAGTCGACTGGACCGGCCGCAGCATCGAGCCGTCGTGGCCGGATTATCCGCAGGTCATTCGTGACTGCGTCGACACCGCGTACGACCGCTATGGCCTGCGCACGGAGATAACCGTCGTCGGCGGCCGACAATTCGACAAGGACACGGGCGCTCGCCGGTTCGACCCGCCGACGTTGGCCTTGCGCGTGGCGCAGGCGTTGACGGGCGCCGAGCACAAGGTCATGCACTACGAGTGCGCCAACGAGTGGAGTCGCCTCGACAAAGTCAGCATGGACGATCTCTTCGACATGGCGCAGGTACTCGTCGCCGCCACGCCGAACATCGTGGCGCTCTCCGATCCCGGCGGCGAGCGCGAACATTTCGCTGACGACCCGGACGACGACGTCGAGGCCGACGCCGACCAGCTCGCCGAAGACAAGGTCGAGGCCTTCAGCGGCTACGACGACATGATCGCCGTCACGAAGGCGGCAGGCGCGAGCGGGTACGTGCGTCACCCGCGCCGCAGTTCGCACGATGCCGGGTGGAGTCATGTGCGCCAAGGCTACGACTTCAAGGACTTTCCCGGTGCCACGTGGAACAACGAGCCCGAAGGCCCGCAGTCGTCGGTCGTGAGCATGACGTCGCCGCTGCAGCTCGCGTGCTGTCGCCTGCTCGGCATCATGTGCGGCGGTGCGGGGTACGTGCTCCATGTCGGCCAAGGCGTGACCGGCATGCCCGATCCCGCGCACGGTCGGCCGGCGAATATGTGGGAGGTCGACAACATCGACACGATCATGCGCGTCGTGCGTCGAGCGGACGCGCTGCTGCCGCTCGGCGTCGAGAATTGGCAGGTCGTCAATAACGGCCGCTCGACGCACCCGCTGCCGCTCGATCCGCATCAGGGCTTCTGGGAGAGTGGCGCCGCCGATAAAGCCCCCGCCGTCAACAAGAATTACGCCGCGCTCGCGGGATCGGAATTCGTCGTGATGCTCATCGGCGTGAAGAGTCGCGGCGTCACTGGCCCCGTGCCCGCAGGCACCGCCCGTCGGGCGTGTCACGTCGAGGCCTTTGACCCGGTCACGCACGCCCAGGTCGCCAGTGCCGATCTGGCACCGGGGGAGGCATGGTCGGTGCCGGGGCGCGGCGATTCGATGGCCGCCTACGTGATTCGCGGGCACTACCTCGGCGTCGAGCGACATGCGCGAGTCGACCGGTACGTGTAAAGGGAGAACCGACGATGGCACTGCCTGTCAATTACACGCTTGAGCTCTATCGCGGCGATTCCTATCGGCGGCAATTTCGCCTGTGGGCCAATCTCCTGAAGACCGAACCCGTGGATCTCACCGGCGTGGTCGCGAGCGCCGCGATTCGATCATCACCGCCGAAAACGGAATCGCCGATCCTGCTGACGTGCAGCATCGCGGCGAACATCATCGACGTCGCGCTCTCGGCCGGTGATTCGCTCGTCGTGCCGGTCTCGGGCCAGTGGGATTTGCAACTCACGTATCCGAGCGGCGAGATTCGCACCATCGTGGCGGGTAGCGTCATCGTGCAGGGCGAGACAACAGGCGCCCAGGTCGTCACGCCGCCGGTGCCCGTTCGCGAGGTCGCGCATGTCTGACATTCACGCCATCGACGTCCTCGTCCCGCCGCCGATCATCATCGAGATTGCGCCGGTCGGGGTACAGGGGCCGCCCGGTCCGCCGGGAACGGCCGGTGGCGATCCCGGTCCGGTCGGGCCTGCAGGACCGGCTGGTCCCGCTGGTGCTGATGGCGCCGATGGCCCGCCCGGACCTGCCGGTCCCACTGGTCCCACTGGTCCCGCCGGGGCACCCGGTCCCGCCGGTGCGGACGGTGCCGACGGCGCGGACGGCACCTTCCCATCGCTGAGTGCGCCATCGCGGCTCGTCGGGCGCGGCGATGCCGGCGCCGGTCCTGCGGAAGAGATCACGCTCAGTCCCAGCTTCATTGTCATCGGCACGGCATTGACCGTGCGGACGGGCATCTTCAATTACACCTACAACAATTCGCTCGCCGAGCCGCCGTCGGCAGGCCAAGTCCGTCTGGACGCCGCCTATCCGTACACGAGCGTGAGCAAAGTGTGGCTGCGATTCGTCTCGGCCGACGGGCAGGATCTCTATTGGGGGCTGATGATCCTGCCCACGGGCGCGACGATGCTTCTGCAGGACAAGGACGATCACACCCGCTATGTGCGCCTGACGACGACCGGACCGCCCATCGACAAAGGCCTGTACGCAGAGATCCCCGTCACGGCGCCCATCGTGGGCGTGGCAATCAATACGGCGCAACAGGTGTTCGTGCGGGCCACCGGCGGCGACTCGGGCCTGACGATGCGCGTGGACGCGCTCGAACAACGCGTGCGGGACTTAGAAGGCCTGTGAGCGCGGCGGGTAACGTGCTGATCGGCATCGTGCTTGGCCTAGTCATCGGCGGCGCGGCGCTGCTGTTGGCGACTCGAGACACGCGAGACACCGCACACGCACACACCAAGGAGACCGACATGCTGCTGACGCTCTCGCTCATTCTGCAAATCGTGGCGTTCATCGCGTTCGTGGCGGCAGCAGCAGGCGTGCCTGCTCGTATTAACCTGGTCGCGACGGGGCTGGCGTTGTGGGTGCTGTCGATCATCGTGGCCTGATATGCCGAGCGCACCTGAGCGATTGTGCGGGCGGTGCGGTGGGCGCTTCACCGTGGGGCGCTGCCCGACGTGCGTCCAGGCGCTCTCGCACCGCCGGGGATCAGCGGCGTCTCGAGGTTACGACCGGAATTGGGTGGCCTTCCGGCGTCACTTCATCGGCATGCTCGTCGAGCGGGACATCGTGCCCCGGTGTGGTGCGGCGCTCCCCAGCGGCCCGCACACCGCCGATTCCCGCTGCCTGCTCGACGGGCGCTATCAACTCGCCGACCTGCACGTCGACCACGAACCACCGCTCACCGACGCCGAACGCCACCATGCCGCCGTCGTGTGCGATCCCCGTCGGGTGCAATTGCTCTGTCGCACGTGCCACAACACGAAGACCGAACGGCAGAGTGGGGCACACCGGCACCGGCACACCGGCACCAGCACCGGGAGCGCCCCGCCAGCACCAGCACTGGCCGCCAGCACCGGCACCAGCACCCTCGGCGGCACTATCGCCCCGACACCGGCACCGGCACCGGGACGCACTCCGGGTGCGCATGATCGGCGCACAGTCACCGCCCCGTCCGCGCACGGTTCATCCTCCACATCGACGCACGGTCCGGTCCGTGTCACGCCCCGTCGCCGACCCACGCGCCCCCGTCGCCGATGGTGCGCCCCTTGCCGCCGGACCGGGGGGGGTGGGTGATGGCGCCCCGCCTAGGCAGGGCGGGACCGCCGGGAAGGGTCTCAGACACGAGCGCGAGTTCCGTTCGAAGGTCAAAGTCGGGACGGTCGGGGCGACGTCGGGGCACGGTCGGTCGTCGGGACCGGTCAAGACGTCGTCGGGTGGTCTCTGAACGCGGCAGGCGAGACGCTAGACGGTCGGGCAGGTCGTTCCCACGGTCGGTCGATGGTCGACGACCGGTCGGGGTCGGTCGGGAGACAGGTCGGGAGATGGTCGACGGTCGGTCGGATGACCGATGACACGACGACGAGACGACATGGCGGGGCGTCGACCGTGCATGGTGGAGTCGACAGGGGACGGGAAAACCCAACATGGGTATGCGTGGAACCAAGCCAAAGCCGACGGTCCTGAAAATCCTGCAAGGCAATCCGGGGCGGCGCCCCTTGAACGTCGACGAACCGCACCCGGAGAGTCTCGACGAAGCCTGTCCCGCCGAATTGGTGGACCCGGTGGCGCAGGCCGAGTGGACGCGGACGATTGTGCCCGCGATAGGGACCGGGCAGATCACGGCGGCCGACCGGGCGATGGCAATCGGGCACTGCGAATTGTGGGCGGCGCGTCGATCCCAATTGCTCGAAGGTGGACGGCACGCGAATGTCATCGCGGCAGGGAAGCACGGCTACCCGATGCCGAACCCCGCGCTCGGGATGGCGAATCGGACGCTGAAATTGCTGTTACAGGTCGACGCCGAGCTCGGGCTGACGCCGTCGAGTCGGTCTCGCGTGAAGGTGAAGAACCGGGCACCGAAGGGCGCCATCGACAAACGACGAGCGAAATTTTTCCAGAGTTCGACGGGATAGGAAAGTCGGCGATATGAATTTTATTGTGAGGTGTTGGGCGTGGTGGTATCGGCGGAAGGCGATACAGCAGGGCTATACACCCGGCATGAGTTGGCCGCCGATACCTGGTCCGCTCCCGCCGCCGCCAGTGCCACCCAAAGGAGCATCACGATGAATAGACGCGAAGCGATTGCCGGATTGTTCGGCCTGTCGGCGTCGACGCAGATCCTGCGCATTCCCATCGACGAGCTCGGGCCGCACGATGTCGTCGTTCTGGAATGCCCCGGCGTGGTGTCTTCCGAGTACGCCGCACGCCTTCAAGAACACTTGCAGGCCGCATTTCCCGACCGCAACAAGGTCGTCGTGTTGAGCGACGGGATGCAATTACGCGTCGTGCGCGTATGACGAAGAAACGCACGACGAAAACGAACCCACCGAAGGTGCCGATCTGCCGCTGTCTGCGGCTCGTCGTGACGATTGTGCCCGACAAGCGCCGACGTCGCGTGCCCGTCGACCCGGCCGCCGCGCAATTCGCCGCCGAATTTCTGGACGTGCTGCGCCCGACCGGTCTCGTGGCGCGAGATCCCCGGTGCCCGATTCATGGCCGTCGTCGCACTTAGCGATCATTCGCGGACCCGTCGGCACTGGTGGGGCACCGGTCGCCCGCCGCACGAACGCTGGGCGGGAGTCTCGCTGGATTTCAAGGCGACATGGTCGACGCTCCGAAGTCGCTGGGAAACGCATCGCGGGCGCTATTACTACGACCCCGACAAGGCGAACCGCGCCGCTGATTTCTTCCCCTGCTTCCTGCAGCATCACATGGGGGAATTCGCCGGGAAGCCGTTTCATCTGCGACCCGACCAGTCGTTGCTCATTGTGAAACCGGCATTTGGGTGGCGCCGCACGAGCGACGGCACGCGCCGATTTCGGAAGGTCTTCGCGTTCTGCCCGAAGGGCTGGGGCAAATCCCCGATGGGCGCCGGGATGGGCATTTACCTGGCCCGGTTCGACGGCGAACCGGCGGCCGAAGTCTACGCCGTGGCGGCCGACCGCGAGCAGGCCCGCATCGTTCACGACAACGCCAAGGTCATGGTGGAAAATTCGCCGGATCTGTTCGACGGCTCGGAGATTCTGAAGAACACGATTGCGTGGCCCGACCTGTACGCCAAGCTCATGGTGCTCTCGTCGGACGCCTCGACGAAGCACGGCTACCGGCCGCACGGCATCATTCTCGACGAGCTGCACGCCCAGAAGAACCGCGATCTATTTGAAGCCCTGCGCAAGTCGATGGCGAAACGCCGCCAGCCGATGATGGTGATCATCACGCACGCAGGCACCGACGACGAAGGCATCTGCTACGAAGAGTACGAACTCGCCAAACGGGTGTTACTCGGCGCGACCGACATCGAAGAGACCTTGCCGGTGCTCTTCGAAATGCAGAGCGACGAAGATTGGGCCGACCCGGTCGTCTGGCGTCGAGTCAATCCCGGCCACGGTAAGACCGTGCAGCACGCGGCCGTCGTCGAAGAGTGCCGGGAAGCGCAGAGCGAACCCCGGAAACGCAACGACTTCCTGCGCTATCACCTGAACCGCTGGACGAACCAAGCCACGGCGTGGATTCCCATCGAATGGTGGGACGCCTGTCAGGCCACGCTCGACGACGCCGAGCTCGTCGGTCTCGAGTGCGGCGCCGGGCTCGACTTGGCGCAGAAGTGGGACTTGGCGTGCTTCCATGTGGTATTCCGCCGTTACCTGGCCGCGCCGGTCACGGTCGACGTGAAAACGGAAGAAGCGACCGGCGACATCGTCACGAAGCAGATCGCACTCAATTACGAACTCATTTGCCGGCCGTACTTCTGGATTCCCGAAAACACAATGCGGCAGCACGAACATCAGGACGGCGTGCCCTATTCGACGTGGGTCGATCAAGGCTTAGTGACGCCGACCGACGGCGACGTCATCGACTACACGCACATTTACACCGACATCACGACGAAGATCCTGCCGCGCTACCCGAGGCTGAAACAGGGGTTGATCGGCTACGACCCGGCGTTTGCGACCGACATCGCCACGAAATTGCGCGACGTCGGCGGCGTGCAGATTCTCGAAGTGCTGCAGAACTACAAGATGCTCTCCGAACCGGCGCAGATCGTCGAGGCGTTGATTAAGGGCGGGCGCGTCCAACACGACGGGCACCGGCTGCTCCGATGGAATTGGGAAAACGTCTCGGTGAAGACCGACGATGCCGGACGCATCCGACCCGTCAAGCCCCGGAATGCCGCGAAACGCATCGACGGCGCCGTGGCGATGCTCATGGCCGCGAAGGTGCTCGGCGTGCAGCCCGCAGCCGCGCCCAAATACCAAGTGCTGATTCTGGGGGGACGCCGATGAGCGACCAGGACAACGAGACGACGCCGCTGCTCTTCGTGCCCGACCGACGCCGTCGGGGACGTCCTCGCGTCAGCGTGGAAGAGACCGTGGCGGTCAACACGCGGCTGCCGATCACCGACTACGACCGCCTGATTCAGATGGCGAAGACTCGGCGAACGACCCTTGCCGGAACCCTGCGCGACGTGCTCACCGGTCGGCTGAAGTAACGGCCTCTCCGTCCTGCATTCTTCCGTTTTTCGGCGCTAAAGTGCCGAAGGCACTGCTTTTAATAACGGTACTAGTACGAAGATCGGGGACTAAGAAGACGTACGTACGTCGAAGCAAAGTACGTACTGGGTACGGGGCTTCCGTTTTGCTTCGTACAGGTTGCTTCATGTTTGCTTCCGTTTTGCTTCGTTTGCTTCAAAGCAAAACAGAAGCAATTTGCTTCGCGTTTGCTTCCATTTTGCTTCGTTGCTTCGCGGCGAATTTTGTACTGAAAAATAGGCGACTCGCCGGAAGGTCGGCACACTCGTCGCCGACATGCACGACGACCGCCGGATCTACAGCCTGCTGACGTTCAAGTCGTTCGACGACGAGCAGCGCATCATCACCGGCATCGCCACGAACGCCGAGACCGACCGGGCGGGTGACATCGTCGATCCGACCGGCGCCGAATTCCAATTACCGATTCCGCTGTTGTGGCAACACGACAGCAAGCAGCCGATAGGCGAAGTCTTCGCCGCCAAGCACACGAAAGCCGGAATCGAAATTCAGGCCCGCATCAGCCGGTTTGCGGAACCTGGCCGCCTGAAGGATCGACTCGACGAGGCATGGCACACGATCAAGGCCGGGCTCGTGCGCGGCCTGTCGATTGGCTTCCGGGGGCTGAAGGTCGACCTCATCGAAGACAAAGACGGCATGATCAGCGGCTTCAAATTCGTGAAGTGGCTGTGGATTGAATTGAGCGCCGTCACGATTCCCGCGAATACCGCCGCCGCGATTCTCACGATGAAAGCTCTCCGCGACTTCGACACGGACCTTGCCGCGCTTGGCACTGAGGCACCGGTCGCCCCTTCCATCCCGTCCGGCGTTTCGGACACTGTGCGCGGCGTGAAGCTCCTGCCGCGACAGGGACGACCCATGAAGAAAACCTACGGCGAACAGATCAAGGATCTCGAGTCGACGCGAGCGGCGAAGGCGGCACGGCTGGATGAAATTCAAACGAAGGCGCTCGACGACGGCCGCACGAAGGACGACGCCGAGAAAACCGAATTCGACGAACTCCGCGCCGAGATCACAAGGATCGACGCCGAATTGGTCGACCTGAAAGAACTCGAAAAGATCAACGTGACCAAGGCGCTGCCGGTCGCGGGCGCCACGCCTGACGCCGCCGCCGCCGCACGCAGTGGGACCGGCATCATCACCGTCCGCGACAACACGAAGCCCGGTATCGGCTTCGCCCGTGCGGTGATGTGCAAGATGCAGGCGTTCAAGCAGTACCGGAACGCGGCCGAGATTGCGACCGAACGCTACCCGCACGACGCTCGCGTGCAGCAGTACCTGAAAGCCGCCGTCGCCGCGTCGAACACGTCCGACGCGACTTACATGGGGGCGCTCGTGGACCCGGCGAATCTCGCCACGGAATTCATCGAGTGGCTGCGGCCGAAGACGATCATCGGCAACATTCCGGGCCTGACGATGGTGCCCTTCAACGTGCGCGTCATCGGCCAGACGAGCGGCGGGGCCGGGTACTGGGTCGGACAGGGCGCGGCGAAACCGCTCACGCGGTTCGGCGTGGCGCCGACGACGTTGACCTGGGCGAAGGTCGCGGCGATTTCGGTGCTCACCGAAGAGCTCGCCCGGTTCTCGAGTCCGAGCGCCGAACAGATGGTGCGCGACCAATTGGCCGCCGCGCTCATCGAGCGCATCGACATCGACTTCATCGACCCGGCGAAAGCCGCCGTGGCTGGGGTCTCGCCCGCGTCGATCACCAACGGAGTCGCGGGCATTCCGGCGACGACCGACCCGCTGGCGGACCTCGGCGCCTTGGTCGATGCGTTCCTCGCGTCGAATCAGAGCATCGAGACCGCCGTCTGGATTATGCCGTCGACCGTGGCGATGCGCCTCTCGCTCATCAAGAACGGCACGACCGGCGTCCGTGAATTCCCCGACGTCACCATGATGGGCGGCACGTTGCTCGGCATTCCGGTCGTCACGTCGCAGTATGCGGCGACGGTGGGCACGGCTGATTCGGCGATTGTCATTCTCGCGAACGCGAAGGAAATCTTCCTGTCCGATGACGGGCAAGTGACCGTCGACGTCAGCCGCGAAGCGTCGTTGCAAATGGACGACGCGCCGACGATGGCGAGTTCCCCGGCGGCGACACCGACGACCGTCGTCTCGATGTTCCAGACCAACAGCATCGCGCTGCGGGCCGAGCGGTTCATCAATTGGGCACGGATGCGGCCACAAGCCGTGGCGTGGCTCGATGCGGTCGGCTACACCTCGGCGCCGTTGTCGGCGGGTCCGAACACGACGCCCGAGCGTCCGCGTCGGCCGGTGACTGAGCGACCGGCGGCGTAATTCCCCCGGCAGCGACTCGGACCGTATTCGGGTCGCTGCCGCTTTCCACCATGCAGGTCGTCATCATCGCCACGAAGCCTTTCACGATGCGCGGCCACGTGGTTGCGGTGGGCGAGCTCGTCTCGGTGACGCCCGCGCAAGCCGCCACGCTCGTCTCGCGGCACGTCGCCACGTACGAAGACGACGACCGCGACCCGCACCAGTATCGGCGCCGCGATCTCCGGGCCGAGCCATGAAGATTCTCGGCTTCGACGTGACCCACACGCCGGACTCGGACGGCCCCCAATATCTGCACCGATTGGCGCCGGTCCAGAAGCGGGCGCCCGTCGTCGTCACGGGGCAATCGGTCTCGAGTCGCAACGGCGGTATCACCGGCGGCTGGTGGCCGATTGTGCGCGAGCCGTCACCGGGCGCCTGGCAGCGCAATCAGGAAACCAGCGTGCAGGACACGTTGACGTTTCCGCCCGCGTGGGCGTGCATCACGCTGATTAGTTCGGACATTTCGAAATTGTGGCTGGGGCTGCTCGAGAAAAAAAACGGCATCTGGATTGACCTTGCGGGCGACTCGCCGTTCAAGCCGGTCCTGCGCAAGCCGAACCGCTATCAGACGCGCCTGAAATTCATCGAGTGCTGGATTCTGTCGAAGCTGACCCGTGGCAATACCTACGTGCTCAAACAGCGGGACGCTCGCGGCATCGTCATCGCGATGTACATCCTCGACGCGAGTCGCGTGGAACCGCTCGTGGCGCCCGACGGCGCCGTCTATTACAAGCTCACGAAAGACAACCTCACCGGCATGGCGGGGTCGGTCACCGTGCCCGCGAGCGAAATCATTCACGACCTGATGGTGCCGCTCTATCACCCGTTGGTCGGGGTCTCGCCGATTCACGCCTGCGGCATGGCGGCGCTGCAAGGGCTGAAAATTCAGGAGAACAGCGAGCAATTCTTCGCGAACCGGTCGCAGCCGGGCGGCATCCTGACGGCGCCGGGCCTGATTAGCGATGCCACGGCGAAACGGGTCGAAGAGGACTGGGAAGGCAATTACACCGGCGTGAATGCGGGCCGGGTGGCCGTGCTCGGCGACGGCTTGCACTACGAGCCGATGACGATCTCGGCGCACGACGCGCAATTGATTGAGCAATTGAAGTGGACGGGCGAGATTACCTGCGCCTGCTATCACGTGCCACCGTGGAAGATCGGGCTCGCGCCGATGCCGCCGTACGGCAACGTGCAGGCCGCCAACATCGAGTACTACAACCAAGCCCTGCAGCAATTGATCGAGAGTCTTGAGATATGCCTCGACGAAGGCTTGGAATTGCCGCACACGGCCGACCGGGAATTGGGCGTCGAGCTCGACCTCAATGCGCTGCTGCGCATGGACTCGCTCACGCAGATGGACTTGGCGACCAAGGGCGTCCTCGGCGCCATCTTCACGCCGAACGAAGGCCGCGAGCTCTTCAGCAAGCCGCCGGTACCGGGCGGCGATGCCTGTTTCCTGCAGCAGCAAAACTTTAGCCTCGAAGCCCTGAACAAGCGCGACCAACAAGCCGATCCCTTCGCGAGCGGGACGAAGCCCGTGCCGCCCACCGCCGTCACGAAAGCCGACGACGAGGACGACCACGACGACGACGAGGACGACGAGGATGGCGTGGGCGCCGCCCTCGACCGTATGGAAGTGTCGCTTGAGCTACTACAGGAGGCGTCCCTATGACGCCGCCGCCTGCCGCGTGTCTCGATTGCGGCCTGCCATATGGCGATTTCCCGCTCGACGTGATCTTGCCGCGTTCGCAATGGTTGACGATTCACCCCGATGAACACGGGCTCTTGTGCGCGATGTGCATCGTGAAACGTGCGGCAAAGATTCCGTGCTGCGCGGTGGTTCACGCGATTCTCGAGATCGTCCCCCCGGAGACGCGATGAAGACTGCGACCCTAAATCGTTTAGTCGATGGCATCACCGCGCTCATCAAGCGTTATGTGGCCGTGCGAATCGACGAAGTCCGGCGGGACGTCCGCGTCGAGATGGCCGCCGTGGTCGAGCGGGTTGACCTGTTCGTGGCGACGAAAGCGGTCACCGGTCCCGAAGGGACACCCGGTCGTGACGGCCCCCCCGGTCCGACTGGCGAGAAGGGTCTCGACGGCGCCCCCGGATTGCCAGGGGCACCAGGCCCGCCAGGGGAACCCGGCGAAATCGGCGCCAGGGGCGAACCCGGCCCGGCCGGCGAGCGCGGCATGGACGGCGCCAGGGGCGACCCCGGTGAGCCAGGGGCACCCGGCCAGGTCGGCGCCCAGGGGCCGCCAGGGGAGCCCGGCCAGGTCGGCGCCCCAGGGCGAGACGGCATCGACGGCACCCCCGGTCCCCAGGGGGAGCGCGGCGCGGACGGCTCGGTCGGCGCGACAGGGGCGAAGGGCGATCCCGGTGAGCGCGGCGAGAAGGGTCTCGACGGCCTGCATGGTCGCGACGGCTTGCCCGGCGTGCCGGGGCCACAGGGCGACAAGGGCGAGAAGGGTCTCGATGGCACGAACGGCATCAACGGGCGGGATGCCGTCGTCGGCCAGATCAAATTCGCCCACGACGGCGAACGCACGATCACCGTCTGCTGGAAAGACGGCACGCCCATCGAAGGCGGCGTCTTCTACTTCGAAGGGCTGCTCTTGGATCGTGGTGTCTACACCCAGCAGCGAGCGTACGAAAAGGGCGACACGGTCAGCTACGGCGGCAGCATGTGGATTTGCCAAGAGCCCACCAGCTCGGTGCCCGGTCGACCGGGCGAAGCGGCACGGGCATGGCGGCTGGCCGTCAAGGCGGGGCGCGACGGCAAGGCGGGGGAGAAGGGCGACAAGGGTCTCGACGGCCGCGACGGCAAGGACTACACCGGCGGCATGAGGGTCACGCCGTGATCACGCCACTGTACTCGGACCTCTCGTTGATCACGCCGCCAGCGGTCGAACCGATCAGCCTCGTCGAGATGAAGAAGCAGATCAAGGTCGTGACGTCGGGTGAGGACGCGCTCATCACGACCTATATCGCGATGGCGCGGCAGATGTTCGAAGAGTACACGGGGCGCCAGCTTATCGACGCGACGTGGGAATACCAGATCGAAGGCTTCCCCGCAGGCGTGATCGAATTGCCGCTGCCGCCGCTCTTGGACGTGTTGAGCGTGACCTATGGCGACGACGACACCGTGCTCGTCGCGGACACCGACTATCGCGTGACGGCGCCGGTCGGTCCCTACGCTCGACGCGGCAGCATCCGGCCGCTCAGTGGCGGCACGTGGCCGACCGTCACGGCCGACCGGGGCACCGTCCGCATTCGGTATCGCTGCGGCTACGGGGCGCAGCCCGGTGACGTGCCCGAATTGATTCGCGGCGCCCTGTATTTTCTCGCCGCGCATTTCCATACGCATCGCACCGAAGTGGTGCCGCAAACACGCGGCGGCACGCTCGCGGTGCTGCCCATCGGCGCCGAATCGATCATGCGGCAATTCAAGTACTACGCGCTGCCGTCGAAGCGCCGACTGGTGACGGCATGACGCTCGTGAGTTCCGATCCCGGCCTGCGCGACCGCGAGATCACCTTGCAGACCGCGACGATCACGCAAGACCCGGACACGGGCGAAGAGCTGATCGACTGGACGGCGAACCAATTGACGCTCTACGCGCAGTGGCTGCCGGGGTCGACGCGGGAAGCCTACTTCGCGCAGCAACGGCTGGGCACGTTGATCGACGGCGTCTTCCGCGTCGAGTACATCGACCGGCCGGTGCCCGAGACGCAACGCGTGCTGTTCGAAGGAATGCTCTACGACATCAAGCCGCCGGTCGAAGTCGGGCGCCATGACGGCTGGCTGATTCCGGTCGTCGGGCGTGGAGACCGCCCGTGAACGTCTTCGGCATGGTGCGCGATTTCATTCTCGCGGACCCGGCGCTCGCGTTGGTGCTGGGCACCCGCGTCTACCCGCTGAAAGTGCCGCAGACGGCGATCTTCCCGGCGCTGACGTTGACGCGGGTATCGGGCGAGTCGGGGCCGCCCCTGCGCGGCGGCCGAGCCAGTCTCTCCCGGCCCCGGTACCAGTTCGACGTCTGGACGAAGGAAGGGCAGGGGAGTGCCTTCGAAGTCAGCCAGCAGATCGGCGAACTGCTGCGCGAGCGTCTCGAGGGCGCCACGGTCGATTTGCTCGACACGAGCGTGCTGCCGCCCGCATGGCGCCGCTTCGCGTTCGAATTGGCGCTCGACCGCGACGAATTCGACGAAGGCGAAGGCGCCACGAGCGGCTTCTATCGGTACTCGGCGGATTACTTGATTTGGCACCAGACGGGACAGGGACCGGCGTAACAACACGACGACGGCAAACAAAAGGAGAGCGACCATGAAGCGATGGGATGTTGGCAGGGGAATGTTTTTCGTGCGTGTGCGCCGGTGGTGGTATGGCGTCGGCCTCTCGCGGCCGTTCGTCTACGCCGTGCCGTACATCGCAGGCGGGAGCGACGGCTTGCCCGCACAGGGATCGTATCTGCTGATGGCGGACGAGCCGGGACTGGCCCCGGCGGGGTACTCCGAAATCGCCGAGGTCACCAACATCAGCGGCGGCGGCGGCACGACCGAGCGGATCGACTTCACGCATCTCCGCAGCCCGAACCGGCGGCGCGAGTACAAGCCGAGCTTCATCGACTCGGGCATTCTGTCGTTCACGATTCAGTACATTCCCGAGAACGCCTCGCACGTGCAATTGCTGGCGTACTTGGATTCGCAGGAGGAATTCTCCCTGCGCGAAGTGTTCCCCGACGGCAACGGCTGGGATTACTTCGGCTACATCGCGAGCGCCGAGAAGACCGGCCAGGACGTCGGCGGCAAGCTGCAATTGAACGTGACGTATCAGATCACGGGCGACATCGAATTCGAAGGCACGGGCGCGGTCCTTGCCACGGGGGCGGACGCGGGCACCCCCGGCTCGTTTACGCCATCGGGCGCGGTGACCCCGGCGAATTTCGCCGCCATGACGGGCATCGTGGCGAATCCGGCGACGACGTGGACGACCGGTCAGCACGTCGTGCTGCTCGACACGACGACCGCGCACTGGAAGACGACACCGACTCCGGCGTGGTACACGGGCATCGCCGTCTAGGACGGGCGGCGATGTTCACGATCAAGATGTCGGGCTTCGAGGAGCTCGAAAAGGCGCTGCGGAAATTGCCCGAAGAAATCGCGGGCAAGGTCATGGCGCAGGCGTTGCGCGATGCGGCGAAGCCGATGGAGGCCGCCGCGCAGCAGGAAGCCCCCCGGTCGTCGAATCCGGGGAAGCACGGCCACATGGCCGACAGCATCAAGCTGCGCAAGATGAAGCCCGAGACGGGCGACAACGACGTCGAAATCACGTACGCGCTCGGGCCGGATGGCAAGCACTTCTATGGCTTGTTTTCGGAATTCGGCACCGTGCATCAACAGGCGCAGCCGTTCATGCGGCCGGCGTTCGACGAGTACGCCGAAGCGACGATCCATCGCTACGGCGTCGAGCTCGGGAAACGGATCGAGGCGGCGGCGACCCGCCTCAATCGGAAATAGGAGTGTGTGACTTGTGAGCACCAACAATCCCCTGCGCGGCGAAGTCGCGCTGACCGGCGATAGCGGCAAGACGTACACGATTCGGCTGGGCACGAATGCGTTGGCGCGTATGCAGGAAGCGTTCAACGAGCCGACGCTCAACAGCCTGCTCGCCAGGTTGATGAAGGGCGGCGGCGGCGATTTCAGCCTCATCGACCTGCGCAAGATGGTGCAGGCGTCGGTCGTCGGCGACGACATCAGCGAGCTCGACGCGGGCGATCTGATTGACGACTGCGGCATGAAGGCGACCGTGGAGGGCTTCACCGCCAGTCTGCAGTCGTCGTTACGCGGCGGCAGCAATGGGAATGGGGCAAACCCTCGGAAGGGGTCGGCGAAGAAAAAACGGGACTCGGCCGACTCCTTATCGACGCCGCAGACTTAGGGATTTCGCCCGACCAATTCTGGGGCGCCCGTTCGTTGCACGAAATGACGTTGCTGTTTCGGAGTGCCAGCAAACAGCGGGAATGGCTGTACGAATTGGGACTCTTCACGGCGTGGCACGTGGCGGCGTTCAATTCGTCGGCGAAGGCGGGCAAGCTCCACGACTACGCGTACTACCGCGACCGATTACTGGGTTCGTCGCGACGGCGAGTCGACACGCCGCGCCCGTCATGGCAGGAACAGAAGGCCGCCCGGAAACGACAAATGGAACAATTCCGCAAACATCAGCAACGGCGGACGGCGCCCGTGAAACCGAAAGTCAAACGGCGCACGTAAATGGCCGCCGTCATCGGGTCTCTCCGGGCGGAACTCTCCGCGACGATTGCCCAATTCCAGCGCGACCTGGGCAAAGCGGCGGACTCCGTGCGCTCGATGCAGAAGGAATTCAGCAAGATCGGGCGCGACTTCCAGCAGACCGGCCGACAGATGCAAGGCGTCGGCATGGCCCTCACGAAAACGATCACGCTGCCGCTCGTCGCGTTCGGCGGCGCCGCCGCGAAAGCCGCCATCCAATTCGAATCGTCGTTCGCCAACGTCGCGAAGACCGTTGACGGCGTCTCGGACAGTTCCGGCAAGCTGACCGAAACCGGCAAGGCGCTCGCGCAGACGTTTCGCGACATGGCGAAGTCGATCCCCGCGACGACCGACGAGCTCACCGCCATCGCCGCGCTCGGCGGGCAGATGGGCGTGCCGACGGCCCAGCTCGAGAAATTCACCAAGAACGTCGCCGCGCTCGGCGTAGCCGTCGACGGCATCAGCACCGAAGAGGCCGCAGCGGGGCTGGCCTCGATTGGGAATGCCACCGGGCAGGGCACCCAGAACATCGACAAGATGGCGTCGGCGCTCGTCCACCTGGGCAACAACAGCAACGCCACGGAAGGGGACATCCTCGAATTCACCAAGCGCCTCATCGGCGCAGGCAACGCCGTCGGCATGACCGTGCCGGAAGTCATGGCAATCGGCACGGCGATGGCGAACGTCGGCATCAGCGCGGAGGCGGGCGGCACGGCGATGTCGACGCTCATCAGCAAGATGTCGAACGCCGTGTCGAAGGGCGGCGAGTCGCTCGCGGAATTCGCCAAGGTCGCGGGCCTGTCGGCCGAGGACTTCGCGGCGAAATGGAAGACCAAGCCCGTCGAAGCCGTCAACACGTTCCTCAACGGCTTGTCCTCGATGCGCGAGCGCGGCGTCGACTTGAACTTGACGATGGGCGAGCTCGGCACCGAAGGCATTCGCATACAGGACATGCTGAAACGGATGGCCGGGCAGACCGACGGGGTGGCGACGGCGCTCAAATTTGCGAATGAGGGCTACGAGACCAGCAACAAACATCTCGAGGAAGCGCAGAAAAAGTACGCGACCACGGCGAACCAATTGAAGCTCCTGTGGAACCAGATCAACGACGTCGCCATCACGCTCGGCGATGCCATGATCCCCGCGATCAAAACCATGATCGAGTGGCTGGGCAAATTGCTGCCCTACATCGACGGGATCGCGCAGGCGTTCAAGGCACTGCCGGGGGAAATCCAAGCCGCCTTCCTGATTCTCGGCGGCCTCGGCGCGGCGTTGGGTCCGGCGCTCTGGGTGACCGGGCAGCTCATCGAGAGCGTGGGCACACTGACGTTGGCGTTCGGCAAGGGCGGCGTCGGCGCCCGTGCGCTCACCGGCCTCATCAACACGTTGAGGGGGGCGCTCATCGCGATGCGGAACGTCGAGATCGGGTCTGGCCTCTTGGGCATCCTCGCCCAAGGTGGCAAGGCGGGCCTGATTGGTCTCGGCATCGCGGGCACGGCGATCTTCGTCGCGGAGATGACCGACAAGCTCAAGGCCGATCTGGCAGCGGCGGCCGAGGCGGCGAAAAACTCGGCGGACAAGATCGGGCAGACCGGGAAGCCGGTCGAGGAAGTTGCCAAAAAGATCATCACCCTCGCAGACGCGCAGGCAGCGGCGGCGCTCCACGGGCAGGACTTGGCCGACGGCGTCACGACCGTCGACATCAATATCGCATCCCTCGCCAAGAATTTAGGGATCGCCATCCCGGTCGCGCAGACGTTCGGCCAAAAGCTCGCCGACGCGCAGGCGGAGCTCGACAAATTCGCGAAAGACCGGCCGAAGGAATTCGCCGACTTCGTGACGGCGGTCAAGTCCGGGCACTTCGAAGTCGACGAGCTCAAAACCAAATTCCAATTGAGCACGCTCGCCATCGACCTCTTCAACGATCAGCTCGACCGCAACGAAACGGCGATGAAGGCCGCCGCCGACGCGGCGAAACAGGAAAAGGAACAGCTCGAAGACATTCGCGACGAGTTCTACAAACTGGCGCTGGCGTTCCAAGCCATCGAAGATGCGGCGGAAGCCATCGAGCTCGGCGAGCAATTCGACCACGTCGAAGCCCAATTCCGGTTCATCGCCTCATCGCTGGATGACGTCGAGGTCGGGGCGCAGGACGCCGCCACGGCGATTGACGAGATCAACGGGGTCGCCTCGCAGATCGGCGCCATCTTCCAGAAGCAACGCGACGAAGCGGTGACGGCCATGCAAGCCGTCGGCAAGAATCTCAAACAGGTCTTCGACGGCATTCCGAAACTGCTCGTCAGTGCGTTCACGGGCGGCGGCGGGTTCATCGGCGCCATGAAAGGACTCGGCGTACAGATCGCCGACGCGGTGCTCGACCCGCTGATTCGGCGGTTTCAGGACGTGTTGATCGATTTCGGGAAAGACCTCGCCGGGGTGATTGCGAAGGCCTTCGCCGGCAGGGCGGCGGCGAATATCGCGGGTGGGGCCGCCAGTTCGTACGTGTCGACGGCCGTCGCAGGCACGGCGGCGGCGAGCACGGTGGCGGCGGGCGGGGTGGCGGCGGCGGCGACCCCGGCGATTCCCGTGATTGCCGGAACCGCGATTGACGTCGGCGCAGGGACGGGCGTGGCCGCGACCGGGCTGACGATGGCGCAGGCCGTGCCGATCATCGGCGCCGTTGCGCTCGGCGTGTACGGCGTCTATCGCGGGTTCAAGGCGCTGAAGGAACAAGCCGCGCACAAGGAAGTCAATCGGCTGCGCGAACAATTCTTCCTGCTCCAAGGCGGGTTGGAGTCGATCAATCCCCGCGTGCAGGAAATGACCGGCAACGTCGAGGCGGTGCAGGCCGTGTTCGATGCCCGGAACCCGGAGGAATACCAGAAGGCGCTCGCGAACCTGAATGGCATTCTCGACGAGTACAACGCGAAGTGGGAAGAGCAGATACGCCTCTTCGAAGACGAACTCATGCCCGCCGTCGAGACGTTCAAGGCGAGTCTCGAGGGCGTCACCACGATCACGCCGGGAGTGCAGGAGGCGCTCGACAAGGTCTTCGACGAGAGCACGACGGAAGGCTATCTCGGCGCCATCAAGACGCTCAACGACGAGCTCGCCAAACAGAAAAAGAATTACGAGGACGTCGGGGGCGCTCTCGACAAGTACGGCATCGCCTTCAAGGACGCCGGGAAAAATTTCCAGCAGGCGAAGATGAACGAGCGAGCGCAAACGCTCATTAAGGACTTCATCCTGCTGCGCGACTCGGGCGTGGAAATCAACGCGCAGATGCGCGGCATGGGGCCGAGCATCAACGAATTCGTGAAGGACGCGAAGAAGGCGGGCGTCGAAGTACCGGAGTCGATGCGCTCGATCATCCAGCACGCCATCGACGCGGGCGAGGTCTTCGACGAGGACGGCAAGAAAATCACCAACATGAGCCAGCTCGGGCTCACCTTCGGCACGACGATGGAAACGACGATGACGAAGGTCGGGCAAGCCACGGACCGCCTCGTGCTCGTGCTCGAAGACCTTGCCAAATTCCTGAAAGATAAATTGCCGGCCGCCGCGAAGACCGGCGCCGAAGGCGTCAATCGCGAGCTCGACAAGATCGAAGATGTCGAGGTCGACGTCAACGTGAACCCGCCCTCGGGGCTGCCCGACAAGAACGCGCCGACGGGCGAGCCGCAAGTGCCGGGCTTCGCAACCGGGTCGGGCGGCGTGATGGACTTCGGCGCGGGCACGCTCGCCATGCTGCACGGGCGCGAGGCCGTTATTCCCGAATCCGACTTGCGCCGTGCCTACGTCGGCACGCAGCTCGCCACGGCGCCGCCGGTCACGGTGAATATGGTGTTCAACGTCGATGGCGTCTTCAGCGACGGCGACCTGGTGCAGACGGTGCAGCGCCGCGTGGTGCCGATTGTGGCGCAGACCATTGAAGACAACGTGGCCGGTAGTCGCACGCGCTTCCAAGATGTGCTCGGGGTCACCTAATGCCGACGCCTGCCTTCAACACGATCTATACGCATTACAGCGACGAGGTCGCTCGTCTTGCGACGATCACGATTCAGAACGATCTGGACCCGTCGCTGTCCGGCGGTGATGACTACGGGCCGCTCGCGCTCGTCGACGACAACCCGGCGCGAGTTGCGAAGATCAACGAGACGGCCAGTGGCGAACCCGCCGTCGGGTTGGTCAGCGGCGCGTGGCTGTTTACCTACGCGGCGAAGCAGCCGATCAAACTTGCCGCGCTCGTGCATACGACGGCGGCCGATCCGACCGTCTACCCGAGCGCGTCGGTCCGGCTGGAAGGCAACGACACCGCCGATTTCTCGAGTCCGGCGTTTTCGGCCACGTTCGTGTTGCCGCCGTGGCTCGGCAGCGGCGCGGGGCGCTGGCCGCAGAACCCGTACATGCTGCTCGACACCATGCCGGGCTATGTGCCCGCCGGGTTTTTCTTCTGGCGTCTGCGCTTCGACAATCAGCCCGAGAACATTCAAGTCGGCCAGGTCCGGTTTCATCCGACGTACTCCCACTTCGATCCCGATTTACGTTGGGGCTTGAGCGTGCGGGCCGACAAGCCGCAAATCGAGAATCGAACGGCCTTCGGCGTGTCGACGA